CTGCGAAAGACAGATATAAACCTCTCACAACGTCAAAGAAAAAAACACCCAATAGGGTGTTTTTTGCTATAACAACCAAGACAACCGCGGGGTGGAGCAGCCCGGTAGCTCGTCAGGCTCATAACCTGAAGGTCGTAGGTTCAAATCCTACCCCCGCAACCAAATTAAACGTCGTAATCTCAACAGGTTACGGCGTTTTTTATGTTAACAACTCTAACGAATATATGAAGTGCGGAAGCAGGGCGGAAGCAAGTGCTTGTGTAGCGCGCCACATGGTTTTACAGGTAGCGACACTTGGTTTTACCCATACAACCGCTACCTGAAGTACATGTTTTAAAGCTCAGTTAAGTGTCTTTAAATCGAGCTTTAAGAGTTCTCCACGCATACGCTGCAGCCAAACTGCAAACTCCGTTACCGACTGATTTGGATCTGTCCATCCCTTCGGCCATCCCATTAGCATTTCGCCAAACACCGGGTTCATAATCAGGGTTTCTTCTGAGGAGCTCTTGCCAGGCTTTAAGATCACCGGGAGAAGGTGCGAAGAGATCTTCAGTTCCGGATTTATTGATCTCATTAACGTCCACGACTGAGCTGCAGTGTTTATGCTGTGCCTGAAGGTTTCCGGCTTTTTCATTGTGAGACCTTTCTTCCCCCAGTGAAGAACGGGAAGATTGCCGCTCGCCGCAGCGGTTGGAGTGGGCCACAATGAATAATCGCCGTCTCTCGTGGCTCGCGCCAACTTCAAACGCTGTGAACACTCCCGCTTCAACTGCAAAGTCCAGCTCTTGAAGGCTTCGGATGACTTCATTAAATCCGATATCAAGATGCCCCTGGACGTTTTCAAGGAAAAGCCATTCTGGACGGATCTTTTCGGTAATTTTGGCGATATATGGCCAGAGGTGTCTTGGATCATCTGTTCCTTTTCGTTTTCCAAGGACACTGAATGGTTGACAGGGATAACCGGCAGAGAGGATAGATACTTTTCCAATCCAAGGTTCAGGGTCGAAGGTTTTAAGGTCGGACCAGATAGGAGCTTGATCCAAGGCCTTGTCTTCCATCCTGGCCACGATTGTGGCCGCTGCATGAGTTTCTTGCTCGACGTAACAAACAGTTCGATAGTTGGGTTCTGCGATGTGGAGGCCGAGCTCGAGACCTCCGACACCTGCGCAGAGTGCGAGGCCGTTTTGGGTATGTAAAGCCACATTGTTTTCCTTTTTCGCTTGTGCGGTCCAGGACGCTCTTGGCGTTCTATGTAAAGGGATTCGGGTTAGGCTGCTAGTTTGGCCTGCTTGATCCTCAAAATAGATATAGTCCTACAACGAGGACACTTGATTTCTAGTTCTAATATTTCCCCTTTTGCAAGGAGTTTCCGGCATTTTGGACACCGGAGTTCTTTTTTGTTGCTAGACTCCATTACTCACTTCAATCTACATTTGCCCCGCCCATGGCCATGGGTGCGGGGCGGCGGTTGTCGTGGGATGGGTAGGTTCATCCCGGTTTCTGCCAGTCGCATGGCAGAACCCCCGCAAGCGGGCGTCTTTCAATCTTTCTTTATTAGTCGCCAGTCTCCACCCCAATGATTTTCGATTTTCATATCGGTACCTTCCAGACGGTTGCGGATGTGACATATATGATTTGCAATAATTGTATCAAAAGGCGGATCTGCGCAATCGCTGTAAAGTAAGGTCATGAGCGCGTCTTTATTAACAAAGTCCGGACTGGCTGCTGCCAACTTCTTTACTATCTTCCACCGCTTCGGTGAAAATCGTCGCTTTTGGCCACCCACACGCAAAGTCCTAGAGTTTTCATCTAGTGTATAAAGATCTTCAACCGGATCAACAGGCTCCGACTGTCCGCAATACGGGCATTGATCCATCCTATCCTCCTAGATCATTAAAAGTATGGCTGTTGATGACAAGAGGCCATTTACTGACCCTACGCGCGGCGACTGGACAGCTCCATAAACTAAGCCAAACGGCAGAGTATTTTTAAGCTCAAGCCCACCGCCCGCCGTATTATTAAGCGAATAGTCACCGTTCGCCGCATCTGTGAAGGGATCGATATCAATATGCGTCGACTCTACAGGCCCAATATCCTTTCTTATGATGAAAGAGCCGCTGTCTTTGGTAACGTCCGTGATCGACCCACCGATAATTGGGTCTGGTCCTGTTCCGTTATTTGTGGCCCAAGCGGCTGCGTTGCCGGAAAGCTTTACATGGGCGCTCGGGGCTGTTGATAGGTCTGTCGGCTTTTCTTGAGCGTCAATAAAATAATCCAGAACTGACTGCGGCAGCGTACCGCCGGTCAGATTAAGCGAGTGGTCGTTGTCGAAATAAGCGAAGGCCATATCACCCTCAAACTCATTTCCGTTATTCTGGGTGAAGCCGACCGTGATCTCCCCGGAAAAATCGATCAAGTCATCGACTATACCGGTTTCATGGTGGATCAACTCGCTACCGCGATACAGAACAACATCGCCCGTATTCATATCTCCGGCTGCGGTGAAGACTTGCATCCCAAAATTCTGATCAAACTCGGAGTCTGATGTTGAGTAAGACATCAGCTCGCCCGCTGTCTTGCCTCGGAATGAAAGTGTTATTCGATCCCAGCCGCCCAGTAAAAAATGAAAGCGACCCCAGCCACCCGCAAGAATGCTGCCACGATGGTTTTCTTTGGTTGTGTCGATTGCTACCGAAAAGATGAATTTTTTTGTGTCGGTTACTGACTGCACCTTGAATGAGGTCGTCCCTGCCAAGTTGACAATGGGCTGGGTCGGCCCGGCCTCAAAGGCGGCAATCCTGTAAGTATCAAGACCAGCTTCGTATCCGTCGAAATCTTTATTCAGGATTGCGACGTTTGGCTTACTCGCCAAGTTGCCATGCATCGTGATTTGAGATGAGTAGTTGTAGGTCGGAAGATCGTTTATGCGAAAGGCTGTGCCGAAGTCGATAGCTGTATTGTAGGCGATTACAGTCGAGTAGGTGGTCCCACCTGACAGAAAATCGAAGCCAATCTGTTTATTTACCGCATCCGTCGTGGCGATATTGAACATGTTGATATGGGTTCGATAGGCTGTGTCAGCAAGGAATGCGCGACCGTAATTTTTTGAGTGAAAATGGCACCCAGCAACAAAACCGCGTACATCAGCGGCTGGCGCATTGAATGCGCGGTTTTCGATATAACAACCCATGGCGCCGCTTGTTCCGGATGACGAAAGGCTGAATGAGGATGTGTTGCTTGCCTCTGTACTCTCGTTGACAATCTTACAATTGAAAAAGTAACAACCGCCGTATGTACTAAAAATTGCGCCCGAGTATCCAATATTGCAAGCAATGTCCAACGAGCTGAAAAAGATATGAGACTCGGTTGATGATGTTAATGAGATGTGTGGGGAAACGGTTATTTTTGCTAAGCCAAGATCCCCAGGAACATCCGTGTAGCCCTCCATTTTAAATGGCTTTTGACCATCTGTCGGGGCCGTGGGTATAGCAATAGAGGGTATAGTTAGGCGCGTGGTCGCATCCTTAATATAAATTGCGTTGCCGTGCGCCATCCAAGCAGAGGTGACTGTGGCAGACGCATTAGCCTCACTAGACCCATCACCCGTACCTCCAAAAATATCCTTATTCACGTAATAAACTGTCATCCTTGGTACGCTCCAAGATTAAGTATCTCGCCGTGAACGCCGGTAGAATGCGGGTATTTGCCTTTTAAGCGCAATCCACCGTCAATTATATCATTCAATGAAAAATCTCCGCTGCCGGCAGCCAAGAAAGGATCCGACGCAACATTGATCTCATGCTCATGCAAGGAATTTGCAGATACAATATTGGTTGAGCAGTTATAAAACCCGTTCATGATTGATTTGACCGAAAGAGACTCGAAGCCTGTTCGGTCATTCTGAATGCCGACGTCACAATTCGCAAAGACGTTGCCCGTGAACAGGAAGACAGAACCCCCATCTTGCCTTGGCGATGAGAGTTTTACTCCTGTATTAAATCCGACGATGGTATTAAATGTTGCGAGAACGCTTGACCCTGTTGTGGTCGCTCCATCGATATGGACGGCGATTGATGACGCCGATGTACTTGCAGGGTTTTGCCATATCTCGCTATTCAAGAGTTGGCTGGCCCGATAGTCATTTGATATAATTACGCCTATGCCAGCGGTCGTTCTTTGAAACTTGCATTGAAAAGCCTGACCGCGATACAATTTTACAGCCGGGCCCGATGTGATGGTCATGCAATTCGTTATTGTCGAGTCCCGAACATAAAAACCACCATAATTACTGTTGAAGGCGCCGCAATTATAGGCGACTGAGCCGCCCGTGTTTAGGACAAATATGAAGTCGGAATGGTTTCCATGAATGTGAATATTTTTTACTTCAATGCCAGAGCCTAAAAATTTACAACGCTTGTTTATAGCAAATTCAACTTCATAAATACCGCCGTCACCAAGCACAGTATCGTAACCTTCAAGCGTCAGATATTTGTCCTCACCCGTACTTATTGACCAGTTAATTTCCGATGCGTAAACGTTTCTAGCTGATGTGCGCTTGATACCCACACGAACATGATTGCCGGAGGATAAAAGTGAGTTCACACCTGTCATAAGCGTGGGCCAGTCTTGCCATGCGTCTGCTTCGCTGCTGCCATCACCCAAACCCGTTGTCAGGTCAAAATTTGCGAAGCGCGTTTCAAATGCCATCAGGAATTTGCCGCGATGAAGTCGTCAACGAATTGGACGATATTAGCGAATTTGTGAAGCTCAACACCGTCCAGCATTTTAAATGCCTGAAATAAATTTTCGCCCGTGATGGCAAACCCGTTATGTGTAAAAATAACAGTGTCGTCGATCGGGAAAGGTGACTCTCCGGAAGGCAGCCCAAAATTATCTTCTGGTGGTAGCGACTGATCACCCATCGACGCTTCATACTGATTTAAAAAACCTTCAATCTGTATAGCAAATTGCGCATATGAGGCGAGCATGGGCAGCGCAACGTTAGTCATGAAGTTTTGTTTTTCTTGATCTGTCATATTAAACTCCAGTTGCTACCGAGTGGCCGATTACTTTTACTCCGCCATCAATCGTTGTAAAAACCAGTTCATTCAAGCCTGTTTTTAAGGTCGGAGCAGGCCCAGAAGCCCAAGCGGTAACGCCGGTGAACGTTATAGGCAGATCACTTGACATGGTTATGAAAAGGATCAACTGGCCCTTGCTGCCTGATGCAGGCCAATTCGTAATTGATAAATCAGTAATCGCCGCTGTCGAGTTTAGTTGTTGCACTGAACCACTGTTATAATCCACGACCACAACACCGGACTGATTGCCCAAGTCGTTCACACTTAAAAGGCTATTGAATTTACTCTTAATTGTGTCCATCACAAATTTAATTCGCGTTTCAAGGCTCATGAGTTATCACGCCAACCCGGACTGAAAGTGCGCGACCAGATCAGCGTCAGGATTTCCGATTTCAGCCTTCGAATAGACATCAATATTGTCGCGCGCATTTTGCTTTTGAGGCGCTGTGAGGCCCTGCGCAGCGTTGACAGATACGCGCTCATTGATGGCCGTCAGCAGACTGCCGATCTCACCGTCATTACTCTCAATTGCCGTTTGAATTTCCAGCAATGTGTCAAACGCCGCTGACGCTCCTCCAAGGATTTCGTTTTTCGCGGCAAGAACTTCGTCAACGATTTTCTGAGAGGACCAGGTTGTCCCTGTTCCTGTTTGAGCGTCGTTAATGCCAGAAGCCGCGGCGATAGCCGAATTCACCTCATTGATAGCAACCACCAAATTGGTCTTTGCCGCTGTTGTGAGGCTGGTTAAATCACCTCTTTTGCTGGCAGCTAGGTTCAGCTCTGTCGAAACATCGGTCAGAGCGTCTTTCACGCGTTGTTCTAACGTAGCCATGTTCTAAACTCCTTGGCTCAAAGCGTTTCTGAAATGGACAACAAGATCAGCATCTGTATTGCCGAGCTTGTTGTCCATGTTTGTGTTTTCTTCTGTGAGACGCGCCTCAGTTTTCTGGCCTGAATAGGCTTTGTCAGGTTGAGGCGCAGCATCATCGATGATGTTGGCGAGAGCATCACCAGGCGGGCCTGCCGGACCTTGCTCCAAGATCTCGGTGATTACCATCTCAGTTACCTGCTCTGTAACATCGGCGACCGTGTAATCTGTCTCATAAATTTTGATCACCTCAGAACTCCTTGTGCCTCTACTTTAAACTCACCGACGATTAATTGTTTCCAGTAGCTAACTGTAGTCATAAAATCATGACTGAAATGGTAGGACCCTGAATTCAGATTAATCGGAAAAGTGATGCGCCACGACCGATCCGGCACATCAATCGAGATCCCGTCTCCAACTATGAACCGCTGGACTTCTCCGGCCGAGCCATACAGAATAAAACGAAAGTCCCAACCGGCAATATCCATACCTTCTTCCGCACGGTATCTGCGGTCAAACGTGTAACCGGAGACAACTGATATTTCTTTGCGAGCTACACCCATGTGGCTTAAACCCCTTCAAATGATCTCACAAAGTGATGGTCAGATCGATTGCGTGAATTTCTGAGGCAGTTGCCGTTTCATCTTTGATTGCGGCCCGCTTTGCGACTATCCATCCGATTATGGGTGCGCTGGCAGCTTCTAATGCGGTGACCTTGTTCAGGATTTTGGCAATTGCGTCAGCTTTGGTTAAACCTGTATTTGCCAAATAAAGATCAAGAAAAGGGGTTGCCGCTGTGTTATCAGCGATCCAGGCTTTAGCCTCGTCTTCTTGTTTACGCCAGGACTGTTGTTCTTCTTCTGAATACCCGGCAACCAGCGGCGCAAGGGCTTGTTTGCTGGCCTCCGTCAATTCTGCCAACTTTTGCTCGCGCAAAGCCTCAATGTCAAATTGCCAGCCATCACCGTCCCAAACCATACTTTTGCTTGGTGGAGGGGTCGTGGCGTGGCCGGGTGGTACGGCAGCCCCGATGCTGTCGATTATGAAATTGTCACCGTTCTGCGCGAAATATTCAGTACCTCGGTAGTCATTTTCAACAGTCCATACGCCATTCACATAAACAGCGATTTGATTTGAGAGTGTGACAGGCGGCGCGGTCTCCGTTGCGTTAGCTGGGATTAGAAATTCACCATCTTCCAATGGGTTTTTGTCTGCATCTTCTTCGCCCAAAAACTCGCCACTAACTTGATCATAATTGTAAATTTTCATGTGATAGGTCCTCAGTATTTTATACAAGCCAAAAGAGCGATGTTGCGGGGCCGAGTTGAGCCAAACTGGTTTGTATTGCTGGTTGGGTTTTGAACGGCAACAGGGTTCACACCAACAGAAAGAGACATGTTTGGATAGTCGGCTGGATCGATGTCATCCGCGCCGACATGGGTCCGCCCGACATGAGGGTTTGTGGTGGAAACGGCACCGAGTGTTTGTGAACCAACACCGTCCCAATCGCCGCCAACAAGCGTACCTTTTTGCGTTGATCCAAACGTCCGGCCTGCGTCCAACCCGCGGCCGTCATCGAGGGCGCGCAAAAATTCACCGCGGAGATCCGGCAATTGAAAAGTGGTTGAGCCGTCGCCTGCGCCAAACGCTGTACCGATCGCAGAAAACAGATCAGCGTAGGTGGTTCGGCTTACGGCCGCGCCGTTGGCCTTGAACCAGCCGCTTGGCGCCGTGCTACTGGAAAAATACGCTACTTGACCCACAAATTCAGGCTGTACGACGACCTGATTGGCAATTAGGGCAGCGATAGCCTGTTCAAGCAAGGTGATATCATCGGCCGGGGTCAATCCCGCAGCTTCGATGACGTTCACAATTGAGCGCTGCGGATCCTCTATTGCTTTGGCCGGTGGGATGGAACCTTCAGTGCCCGTCTGAAGACTACCATCCACGTATGTAGCATCGGGGTCGAGTGAATTTATGGGCGGATGATATTGCATAGGTTAAGCCCCTTCATAAGCAAAAATTAGAATGGTGTGCGCCGGTTTTAGTTTGTTGTAAATGCACTCTAGATCTTCGGCGCGTGAAATTTTTAATAGTGGATCGGTGCCCACTTGGGACACGCCAACGCGGAAATATGTCGCGCGGGGGCCCGTGACTTTTACTCGCCAGTAGAACCGAACTTCAGCGCCGCCCATCAAGGGAGTGACGCCGCACTGGCCAAACCCGCAAACAAACGGACGGAATTCTTCAATCGTGACTGTGTAACCATAGGCTTGGGCAAGCGCTTGGAAGTACGCCTTAGATTGCCCCCCCTCATTGAGGTATTTGGCGACGACCGCCAACCGCCTTTCCTGAATTGTGGTTGCTAAATTTGAGCATTCATCGGGCAAACCGAGAGCGCGTTCCCAATCTGCGAGTGTATACAGGGTTGTGTATGGATCTGCTTCCTCAATCAGGAGCTTCACCTGCTCTTCCACGTCGGCGAATTCGACACCGAGGCCTTCAACAAGCTTCATCAAGAAGCTGTCTATCTCTCGTGGCCACGCGCCTCCTTTTGGCAGGAAAGAGGCCAAGGTGTTGCGTTGTACTGCGATGTTATCAGGGGTGGCCATTAGCTGATCTCCATGAAGGTAATCAAGCCGGGCACTGCCATTTCACCTTTTCCATGTGGCAAATTGGCCGTCGGAGAAGTCAAAATATGGTCGTGTTCCCCAACTGCGATAGACACAGCTTCCCTAATTTTCGAGAGAAGAATAGTTTTACCTGGCTCCGCTTCCCGGGACAGAAGGTCATTGATCTCTGCCGTGACGGCTAGTCTCACCGCCTCTGTATTTGGGGATAATTGAACAGTAAAATCGTGGGGCAGCTTGACCGGCGATGCTGCGAACACATGAGCTGTGACGGGCTTCTTCGTTTCGAGGTGGTTTTGTACTGTCTGCAAGTGCGTATCTGTTGGGAAAATATCGGCCTCGTTATCCAGAACATAGCGAACTGTTACTGTGCCCTCTCCGAGTTCCTGTGTTACCCAAACGCGGGTGACGCCGGGGATCTCCCGCGCCCATTGCTCATAGTCATGGCGAGCCCCGCCTTGAATGGGCTGCCTCCAAAGTTTTAAAACACGGGCTTTAAGCTCTTTTAGGCGCTCCTCATTGACGCCGCCGGTGAGACCTTCAGCAGATAACTGTACGGCACTGTCAATGTTCGCTTCAGGAGACACTAGAGATAATTCTCCTGAGGTTATATTGCCGGCGTTTCCTCTCTCAACCGCTTCCGCCAAAGCAGTTGCAGTGCCGCCTGAAATCGTCACCTCTTCTTTCAGGACGTACTGGCGGCCGTCAGGTGCTTGAAGATAGGTCCCTTCATGTGCAACCGCACCATCTGTGCCGGTCAGCACAACGTAACCTTGGGCTTTAGTGGCCGGCTTCAATTGGAGCCCTCGGATCGAACCGTGCCTGAATATTGCTTCCTCATCATCTGCCGTATCTGGAAGCGTTTGCTTCGCAACCCATTCAATGTACTCATAAAGGCCGTTTACCAGGGCGGCCTGGGCACGGGTGAGAGCAAGGACGTTTGATCTGACGCTCGGTCTCGCCTGGTCTCCCAGACGTGAAGCCACATTACTGGCGGTTCTGGCGTCAAGCTCTTCTAGAGTTGGTCTTGGAAATGGCATCAGATATTCCCCCAGAGGACTTGATATTGATAAGAAACGGCAGGAAGGGACGGGCGATAAATTTTTGACTCAAGCCCCAGTATTGAGCCGCGGCCTTCAATCCGAGGCATGGCTTCGAAGGCTCGCACTTCAACGGCGGATGCAATCTTTTTGTCAACTAGGATTTTAAGTGATGTCGAGGCGTAACGTTCTGCTTTAATTAAAGCTTGAGAGAGAACTTTCTCTCGCTCCAGCAACCACAATTTAGAACCGAAACTGCCGACCGGTTCGTCATTGAGCATTTCTCCCCACCAACCGCGGCGATCAGTTTCTCCGATCGGCAATTCATCGTCTTCGTTGGCTCTGGCGTATGAGAAAAGGCAGATATAGACCATCGTTTCCAGCCCGTCATCGAGCAAGAGGTCACCGTCCTTAAAAGCTAAGTCGCCTTTGAAGAAGGTTTCATTTTGGACGGTTTTGAAATCGCTCATCCGGTCACCCTCACAAAATCAGAGCCACTTGTGGTATGGCCACATGAGGCCGCGTTGCCTTCACGGCATACTGGAATGCCGTTGATGAATACGAAGGAAGAGGCCTCTACCATGACAGGCCCGGCGTGGGGGCCGTCACCGTGAGGTGTGACTGGGTCGCCCAATAGGACAACAGGAATGCCATTGATGAAAACAAAATCCTGCCCACCGGCCAATTGAGCACCGCCAGCACTGTCTAAGGATTTCCGGGCAATACCATAATTGCTCATATGATTTCAAACTCCCCTGAAGGCGTAATGAATTTCGCTCCGTCGCTATTCAGAATGAACGTGCTCGCGCCGGCAACGATGCGGAGCTCAGCGCATTGCATCTGAATGGACCGATCATTCTTCAGGTGGATCCGGTGGCCACCGCTGGTCTTATCTAACCAGGTATAAGTGATGCTTTCCCCGTTTTCGTGTTCTGGCTGATAGCGCTTATCCTCAGACCCTAGAAATGCTGTATGTGAACGGTCGCCGGTGATCGATCCTAATATGCCGTCTGCGCCGCTTTTGGGGCGAGAGGCAAAGCCATATTGTTGGAAGACTTCTATGTCTTCTAAAATCTCGCCATCCAGTGACCGCGCTTTGGCATAGGTCCGTCCCCCTTTCTGATAGGTGGAAAGAAACACACCCCGTGTGATCATCAAAAGGATGCGCCGCGCGTAGGGCTCCATTAACTTGTAGAAGCCGCGAAGATCTAAAAACCCCATTCTGGCTCCTTTGGAAAATCAATAAGCTCAAAGGTCTCTGGCGGCGCAATCGTGAGCTCAGTTGTTGTGCCTTCCTCGCCCTTTTGGAAGTTCGTGTCCGTGATTAAATAATCACCGTTTAGGTCCAACAGCTCATCGCGGACGGTTACCAATGTATTAGGACGCCAGGCCTTTCCTGCGCTTGTTTGCCAGCCATTAGTTTTGATCGTGGCCGAGGTGGACGCCCCCGCGCGGGTATTGCGTTCAAACTTCGCGCGCTTAACAAGGCGACCGTCGTCGCTTTGGGCTTCCGCGATCAAAATGAGAGGTCGAAACCGCGTCACGGCTGGATCTTTGACTATCGCCTTTGGTCCCGCAGCTTGTTCCGGAGAAATATAGAAAGTGCTTCGTTGCTGACCTTTCACAATGTATTCCGAATACCGATCCTTTGTGTCTTCTGTTGAAGATCCGCTTAGAATGTTTTCGCCAAGGATTAACTGCGCGCCAGAATGCACCCGGCCTGCTCTTGTGAGAACAAGGCCACCTTTGCCGTCAGTGATGGCCATGACGCCTCTCTGGCGGCATAAGCGCTTAATCATATCATGGACAGTTTCGCCGATCTGAACCGACTCTGAAGGGAACTTTTCCCCGACGTCTGTTTCAGCGCGGACAGGGATATTGTATGGCTCACATAGAGCTTTCGATATCTGTGTCAGTGATTGATCTTTAAACTCGTTTTTATGGGTGCCGGCGCTGCAGTCGATCAGGTCCGCTGTAACGTCTCTCCCTTTGATCGTAATACTATGGCTTCTTGGATCGTGTGCCTTGGGGACACCTTCCACCCAACCGGTCATTACGGTTTCGCCGTCAATCCGGGCTTGAACCTTCGCCCCTTTTTTGATTTGGCGTGCGGGGATATCCCCTGGCCATTTATCGGAGACTTTCAGGTTAAAAGTACCTGATAGTTGGCGCATTCCGGTTTTTAAGTTGATTTCTTGCCATCCGAAGAACTCTTGCGAGCCGAGTTTTAGCGAAAGCTCAGACATTGAGAGCCTCCACCATTTCACCGCCAGGAACACGGTTTGGATGAGTGATCTTGTTTCGTTTCGTAATCTCTGAAGCACGTCCTAGATCCTCGTAGATCTCATATGCCATTACGAGGGACGGTTTGGTCACTGGATTGAAGATTGAAATCTTTCTGGCTAAATCCGCAGAGGTGTCCTGCATATGGAAAACAAATTCTGAACGCATGCCTTCTAAAGCACCGCTAAGACGGGCGGATCTACTCCTTCCAATCTCCCGGTCGAGATGGCCGAGAGTGTTATTCATCGCGCCGATCGCATCTTCAAAACTATCGAATTTTTCAGCACTGACAGCCTGAACTAGGGAAGCCGTTGAATTGCGGCTAACAAGGGATTTAAAAGCGCTGTGATTGGTGGCCTGTCGCTTGCGCCACGGGGTGGCCATCGGTCCTGCAGAGTTGGCGACCGCTCGGGTAATTGAAGCGCCACGGGCAATTTCTTCGAGCACACCAATCGCATTGCTGGGGATTATTGGCGAACTAAGGGCTGCTGTCACCGCCTGCTGAATTGCAGTGGCCCCGAGAGTAATCGCGGTGGCATACTCGGAAACCAAATTTAAACGCTCTTGAAAATCAGCGTTATCTGCAGCCCACCTAATTGAAGCGCTTTCCTGAAGAGTATCTGTAAGATCTGCCAAGTCTTGTCTCATGGCGTCTCGAACAAATTCTGGCGAACGGTCTAACATCACTAGATCTTCGAATGCTACTGCCGCTTCAATGCGTGTCAGATCTACTGCTTCAGAAACCGAGGTGTCTGTGTTTTTAACGACTTTGGGAAACTGCGTTTCATCTGAACGGACAAAGTTTAATTGGAAACGGGCAACCCGACCTTCTGAAGAGCTCTCAGACATACGATAGCCGGCGCTGTAATCAATCGCGACTGTCACACTCCCAAGGTACGGATGGACCAATGTTCCAAGACCAGGTTCTTCCAAAGCTGAGATTAAACGGTCTCGATCGGCAAAATAATCGGCACCAAGCACAAAGGCATTAAAGCTAAATTCACGGGCCTTTTTACTCAAATCCTCGGAGATAACCTCATCCTTCTTTGTAAAGCTGTGATGCACGCCATTTCGCCCACCAGAGACAGAATGGGCCTCGATGTGGAAGGGTGCGTTCCTGAAGGAAGCCGGCAAAAGCTTGTTTTTCCAGTCATTCATGCTTACATAACCTCCATGGAATGGAACTTAAAAAGCATATTCGTGTATGTTGGCACACTGATCACCTGGAACGCTCTGGTATTCTGGATATTCCAGCCTAGCATTGAGGTTGCTGTTGTCTTGTTCGTTGCCTTCGCCATTCTGATGAAAATGGAGATGACAATCTCAGCTAAAAAGCGCCGCTTAGAATAGCCCATCAAACCCCACCAATCGCATAGCCGGCGTCTACATCGAGAGCAACTTGAGAATTGGACGACCTGACGTCCTGAATACGTGTACCCGGAGGCGTGTTCTCGAAAGAAACCTTCACTTGCCCAGAAAAGTTGTTATTGGCGTTTTGTGGCAGTGCGGAAGGCACGATGTTAGCGCCGGGTACGAGCGCGTTGACAGAGGTATTAATCCCAATGCGATCTTTTACCCAATCGGGCATCATATTGATCAGCCCTTCCACGGCTTCCGAGAGCCAGGCCGTTAGTTTTGCCCACTCGCCCTTTATACCGTCAATCAGGCCGCCGATCCATTTGGCCCCGATTTCACCCAGATCCATGTTGGTTAGGTATTTGATCAGGTCATTGATTCCGCCAGCTATCAAACCAAGTGGAGTGAAGTTTCTAAGCAGGTGATAAATACCGTTTAAAAAGCCGTTTTCGAAAGCTTCAGTTATGCCGGCCCAAATGCTAAGAAGGCGCGCTTTGACGCCATCCCAATTTTTAACTAAGTACCAGACTGCAGCCACCAAGGCCACAATTCCCATGACGATCCAGGTGATTGGGTTCACCAGAATGGCGGCAGCAAATGTGCCCGCTGCTGTCGCAGCGGTTATAAAAGCTGGTGCAAGTGAAATTAGGCCCCCGATTGCCGCCTTAATGCCATTGATGGCCATCAGCCCCAACCGCCATGTGGCCAGAATAATTGATTTGATAAAAACACCAAGACTTAACACAGCAATAAACAGGCTCTTGATGAGTGATCCTCCAATAATTCCGGCTAGGATCATAATAGCCCTTTGCCATCCGATCGTGTTGGAGATCGCAAAGTCCAGCCAACCCACCATGCTAATGATTGGTGAGGTGAGGGCAAAGAAGCCGGCAACGGTCTTTGGCAGGTCATCTCTCAAGTATTTTAGGGCGGATTTAAAAGCGTCAATAATATGAGGCTTAAACTCAATCACTAGCTCCTGAAGGCTTTTCACAAAGTCTGACATCACGGGGATAAGTTCAGCGCCGATAGAATAAGCGGTAAACTTGAGAGCACGCCAGAGCCGTTCCAGTTCGTCGTTAAATTCTTCTGAAGCCTTGATCTGATCCTCGGTTAGGATGCCTAGCTTGTCAGCTTCATCGGCTTGCTCTTTCATGGCCTTAGAACCATTTTTCAGCATGTTGATCATTTTTACGCCTTCACTATCGAAGAGCGCAAAAGCAATGCGCACCCGCATCGCAGGATCTTCAACTTCCTGCATGCCATCGGCGACTTCTGCAAGAAGCTGTTCTGATGATTTTAGCTTATCCTGCCCGTCACGCAGTTCAACATTCAAGAAGCTAAGGGCGTCTTTCGCTACGCCCGTGCCCGCAGCGGCTTCTGCGGCCCGCCGGGTAAAACGCTGCATCGCCATATCGAATGTTTGCTGGCTGATATCGGCCAAGCTCGCGGCATACCTATATTTTTGCAACCAGACGACCCCAATGCCGAGCCGCTCTGCCGTCTTAGCAACGCCGTCTCCAAAAGTAGACGTTGCCTTCGCCAATGCAAACAAGCCACCGGTTGCAGCTCCAATAAGACCGCCAAACTTAAGGGCTTCCAGCCCGAAATCTTTCAGGCTGGATGCGGCACCTTTCAGTGATTTACCGACCTGCTGCAGCCCGCTTTTCTCGTAAAACTGTTTCAGGCTTTTGCCCATTTTACGGAAAGGCGTGGTGAAGCGGTCGACAGCTTCAATAATCAGTTCAAGTTTGTTTTTAGTGCTCATGTTCCATGGACCAGTGACAGTATTCGAGCGGCCTGTTTATGCCACTTCAGGAGTTCGTGGATTGTCAGTGCATTGAGTTCACTAAGGGGGAATTTAAACGTGTACGCGACTTCCGCCCTTAGGTCTTCCCAGTTTCCAGGAAGCCCGACAAAAAACCCTGTATCGCCGGCACCAATTTAGCAGCATCAACGACGCTGATTTGTTTGGCACTGGACGGAGGGATATTTGCCATCCCGGACACCAGACGCGCCACATCGCCAAGATCTAGTTCAACGGTACCAGAGCCGCTAACCTTAAGCTTGATGCCGTCCAAAGCCCCAAGAGTGGGCGCTTGAAGATTAAGCTCAATGATCTTTTCTCCATGTGCCTCAATTGGTTTACTGAGTTTAATTGGATCCATTTTTATCTTCCTTACAATCAAGACCATTAAAGAGGACAGGGACTTCACCTTCTTCAGTGTTGATGTCGCCCTCCCCGGCATACCAGCCGTCGCTTAATACGATGACTTTACCGTTGGCAAGTTCCAGAGTGACCGTCACGTCGTCAAGCTCTAGAAAAGCTTCCAAATCGAAATCAGCCGTATCGGTTAGAGCTCCCTCAATTTTGGGTCCGTTGGGTAATTCCTTGTAGCCGAGTGGCTTATTATGAGAGCCGTAGATCGTCTCTCTTTTGGCCTTGCCCAGGTTATAGGTGAAGCTACCTTTAGCCGACAGCATAGCGCCGTCGACTTTGACGTAGATCTCACCTGCGATGCGGTTTTTCTTAGATGACATTAGTTATCGTCCTTAAGCGCTTAGAGGATGAAAGCGCATTGTGATGCGCCGATGCGGAACTGGTTCACCAAGTTAGGCGCGATGCGCCAATCAAGCCTGTTTGGATTATCCGGGTTGACCACGCAGATCAGATCTCGCTCGAACTGGGAAATACCTTCAACAAGGCCGTTGCGTTCCCATACACGGAAACGGGCAATTGCCTCACTGCGCCCAAGTTTTGGGGTCATAACGGCTTGACCTCGACCGAAATTATTGCCATCCGATGCCAGCTTGTGACGGGGGTATTTCCGCGCGATGTAGTTTCGGAAATCAAACCGGATATAGGACAAGGTCAGCAATGTGTTGACGTCAAGATAAGCCGTGTCAGTCGCGCCGGCTGGTGAAGTCTTGTAGGTGGTAATCAATCGCTGAATACGGCACAGCCCTCCGCTATCGACGGTATGAGTGGAGATGCCATCGAAAAGCAGGAGGTTGTTTTCGGCATCAATGAAGCGATATTCAATAGGTGCCGGCAGGATCCCGTATAGAGCTAGAGTTTGGAACGGCCGGGCCGGATCGATATTGCCATGGAGGCTTGTCATCGCGGCAACGGCTGCGGCCCATTTAAAGGTTGGAGACGGGCTTTTGTAACAAGCCATAATTGAAATATGCTTGTTATTCCGGCTATCCCCCAAAGCGCCAAGGGCTGAATGGTTCATATTTGCAGCCGTACAGCACACGCCTTCGTTTGCGCGCATGGCGTTAAACCGGCTGTCCAGTTCGGCTTCTAACGCTGTCAGATTTGCCGCATCTGTGTAAGGCTGCGCAATCACATTAAACTGTTGTTCACCAAGGATAGTCCAGATATCCACCAAATCCGGGTTAGCGGTACCGCCCGACATTGGCGTAATTTCAACGGTCAGGCCTTCAGGTAGTTCTTCACCATCAAAATAGTTGATAGAAAGCTCAAGGGAGTTAAAGACTTCCCCTTTGTGTACCGCAGTAAGGTTGACTTTGGTGTCATCTACGCCGTCCACTGCGGCTGTGACCATTGTCGCCGACTGTGCGTTGACGGCCGTGACGACTTTCGCGGCGATGTCTGCCAAAGTGTCATCGGCGTCCACGCCAACCTTGATCCGTTCATCCCCAATCATCGGGAACAAGGTGCCAGCCTTGGCCAGAGCTCCTCCAAACTTGAAAGCACCGCTGGCTTGCTGCCCCGCGGGGTCATCGTCCAAGGCTATAAACCACGTCTCTGTGATCGGGTTACCTTTGAAATGGGTTTTAGCCATTTCATGGATCATTGAGCCTTCGCCGAAAGCAACGGCGACCTGTTCAGGTCTTGTGTAGCGAACCGGCTGCAACGCGGGCATGAGGCCAATGCTTTTACGTTGAGCCGCAACCAAGTTGGTAAAGGGTTGAATGGTAGCCCCTTGCTGCGCATTCTCAGAATTAAATTCCATATGCACACCGGGGGTGCGCTTGGTATGTGGAATTTCATCGAAACTGATGGAAGCCAGCACGGGCGTATCTGCATAAGTTGTAGATGACATATTGATTAACCCTTCGATTTTTTGGCTTTAGTTTCTTCGCCTAGCAGAGCGTCGCCTTGCCGAACGCGGCGTCTCCAATAGGTGTCCCAGGGAACCATTTTCCCTACGGCTGGCAGGGGTGCGGGCGGATCCATCGCTGGATCAAGAACACGGGCACCCGGGGCAGGTATCACAAGCTTCTTTTGCATTGTTAAGAGATCTCCAAGGTAAGAGTGTCTGAAGTTTCAGGATTGCCATCAGGTTCTGGCAGGTCGTAATCCATGTGGGCTGTCTCGAAGTCATGCAGCTCACTTGTTGTTTGGGGATATCTGTCCACTTCCACTTCTGTGAACAGCGTCATGGTTGCCGCATGGCAGAGAACACCAGCGAAAGTGGCAGGGCCGACGTCATCCAATTGGAGCGCGGCCTGTTCACCAACATAAGTGGAGCTGACAACGTTGCCGAGTGTGTCGTCAGATCTGAATTCATCGCGGATCAGTTCAATCAGATCGTCAAAGATCAGTTCGCTCTCAATTTCATCTTCAAGAGCAAGATATCCTCGGATCTTCCATGTGTGGGTGGCAATATTCGTGTGAGTATCGAAAGGCTTTTCCCGAGTGGATACGCGTGAAATGGTCCAACCTTTCAGCTTTTGACCTTCCAAATACATGTCATTGAAATCGCTCTGACGGTTGCTGTAGCGCTGACGGTTATGGGTTTTACCGATATCTTCAAGGCTACTCAGTTTGTCGAGAATTGCGTGGCGGATCACTTTAGTACTCATGCCCGACCTCCGACTTCTTGAAGAAAGCCTTCGAGATATTCTCCAAGGCGATCGGTTAACTGATCTTCGTTGGCTTCCATTGCCTGCTTAAACATGAAAGCTCCCTTGGTTCCTTTTGCCGCAATTTTCCGGGCAATTAGGAAACCTGCTCGCTCTGCCTCATCCGGGCCTAGGTTAAATTTGTGAGCCGCCCATTCGATGAGGGGCTGGACGGGGGGCATGTGAGGCTTTGTTCCAAGCTCCACGGGGACGGCGTGAAGCATAGACGAGCTGACCACGCCAATGACGCTGTCGCCTAATGACCGGGGCTCTTGACCTGTTATCGATCCTCGAAGGCCACCCCCGGCTCCGATACCGACTGGCGTGCGCTCTTTTACTTCACGCTCTAGCAGAAGGTCTGCTTCCCAAAGGAAGGCATGAATTGTTTTTTCAAACTTTGTCGGCGCGTGTTCGACCCCACGCTTAAGACCCGGCGGCGCTTTTAGCCTGATATTCAAGAGAGGTTCAGCCATTACCGGAACCTCTCTTTATGTGTAAGCCGTGCACGACCACGGCTGTCTCTCATATCAACTTCAGTAGTTGCACTAGAGGCGGTGATCTTGCCCTGTTTGATGCCCAAATAGTCGTGATAATGGGCGCGGTGTGATTTGGCACGGCTTGCGTAGTCCTGGCTTTTCGACTGCCAGTTGATCGCGTCAGCGTCCACCATAGGCGATTGATGGCCGGCATATTGGGCGGCCAATTGATCCAGTAAGTAAGCGGCTGACCAATGACAGACAGCAACCATATCAACTTCAGGGACAGTTGTGCCTTGATGGTCGAGTGTGTGTGGCAAGGTGAAATCAAAATAGAGGCTCTCTCCGGCTGTTGCATCGGGGATAACTTTGATTTTTGGGCCGTTGATTGTTTCGACTAGAGACCAGCCGTCACAAATCTTTAACTCTTCTCCATCGACCGTTTTCATGGCAACGATTTCGCTAAAGGTCTCAGCCCAGTTACCTGGGAGGGGCACATAAGCCCCGCCGGGCGCCAGGGTTTGTTCCTGGTGAACATACGGGCGATCCTTGGAATACTTGAGCAGTCCGATCTTCAGCGCCACGTCCATATCGTCGCCAGAGAGGGTTTCCCCATCATCGCGAACCATATCGTTGAGCATGTTTCTGAAATTATCGATTTGCACTGTGTCTTCCTGATCTAGGTGCCCCTGAAGGATCTGGGCGTAAATCCTTCAAGGGGCTTCTTGTTGTGCCTTGGTAAGGAATTCTTGCCCGTCTCCTTACCGCTCAGGCTGCTGCTGCAGGTATTCTTATGCGACGACCGATTTGTAGAGGCCGCGATAATCCATGACGTTGCCACCGTAAATGTGCCGGATCTTGTAGGTGACCTCGTCGTTGGTGAACATGGAGCCCACAAGCGGGTTGTCCTGGATGAACATTTCAGGTTCTTCATTGCCGTCCAGGAACCCAATTTCGATCATTGGAATGTCTGCAAGATTTGCGGATACCACCCAGTCGTTAACGTCAGTCCAATACCAGACCGGCACGACCTCAAGGGAGAGGCTCTGCTGGAAGGTTTTGTCATTTTCAGTGTTGCGGCGGAACATATCCACGGCGTCTTCTTCCAGATCGGCAGCCACCCAAAGGGTTTGAGGTCCAATGCTCATCGGCTCGTCGCTGTCTTTTTCTGGCTGTTTAAGCATTGCCAGGCGAGCCGCGGCTAGAGAAGCAGAGGCCAGAGCTGCACTTCCCAAGTTGCCATGAGTAGCGTGGAAGAGATTGACGCCGTCATAGATCACAGGGTTGGTGCGCATGAAGTCCAAGGCAAACTTGGAAAGTGTGCGCTTGGCGGCTCGGGCCATTTTACTAGGGATGCGACGGATAGAACCGACGTCATCGTTTTTGATCATCTCAAGCGTGATTTTTTCAGTGCCACCACGCTTGGTGACAGCATACTCCGCTTTTTCATCGGTCGGTGACGTTAGGGCGGTATATGCCCCGCTTTCTGCTACGGTTGGTAGATCGCCATAACCGCCGAAGCGTGTCCGTTCCTGAGTGCGGAAATCGTCAACCTTGCCAACTTCGGCAATTTTGCGCCAAACGTCATACTGAGATTGATCGTTGTACTCACGAACCATCTTGCGGTTCATGCCGTCGCCGAGTACCGCTGTGAAGCTGGAAGAGCCCAAGGCTTCTCGCATAGTTGCCTCGTGGCACTTATCAATCCGGCCTGTCACCAGCTTGTCACCGGTCATAGCCACGTAACACTCTTTGAATGAACGGACTGAGCTATCTGCCGGATCAAAGAAAGCGTCCAGCATCTTCTCGTATTTTTCACCCTGACTTTCAATCATTTCAACCATTGAACCGCCTCCAAGCCCCTGAACGGTTCCAGAGGAAGTAAATTGCGCCAGGTACTCCGTTTCGGCTTTGATGGCGTCATCCACTTGAGCTTCAGTGAAGGAAGTCCGCTGGCCAAAGTCAGACTTGATTTTTTTCTTAGCAGCTTCAGGCAGCCGGCTATTGCCGAGTGCTTCACGCAGATAAAACTTGGCTTCCACAGTCTGAAGCGCTTCAGAGAAATCAGCCTGAGGTTCTGCAGCAGGCTCCTGTTCAGGTTCCGCTTCTTGTTCTGGCTCTTGGATTGCTTCCGAGAAAATATCTTCAAGGCGGTCATCAGAAACCGTTTCCAGATCAACGTTTGTAAGTAGGTCAGGCCGCTTGGCCTCAATCAGTTTAATCAATTGCTCGCGCAACATGTTGTCGTCTCCTTGAGCTTCAACGAGGTCGATGATCCCGCCGCCAGCACCAGGCTCGACGATTAGATCAACAGATTTAATGGTGGAAAGGGATTGAGCGATCCGGGCTGTCTGGCCACCAACACGACCGCGTGTTGCTTTGCCAGATGCGTCGATGGAAAACCCAAAAAGGTCTGTCAAACCCCGAGAGCAAGCCTCCCGAAGCTTCACGGTCATATCGCCTTCAGGCTCAATCATTGTGAGTGTTGCCCGAATTTCACCCTGATCGACACCAATGCCTTCAATGAAAGCTGGATCCGACAGCCGACCGATCAGGTTGCGAACGTCCTTGCCTTTGCCGGCAAGGTGTTCTTCATCAGATTTAACAAGTACCCGAACGCCATCGAAAAGTGGGGTTGCTTCCCGCAAGACAGCGTTTGAATAGTAATTGCGGTTGCCGGAAAGGCCCGCCTTGATGACACGGAGAAGGAAGACGCCCGGCATTGACGCGTCGGCCTCCATGAAGGGCTTAGCGCCAGCTTCAGAAGCCACGGCCACGAATTCTTGAACGACCTCTTGAGGGGTTTGCAAAATGACGTCCGTGCCGTCTACGCTGTAACCATATCGCAGAAGCTTTCCGTCCTTTGCCTCAACCACCACAAATCCAGGAAAGAGGCCACGCATGTACGGCCACCAGTCGTCGTCGCCGGTCAACTCCAGAGCTTTCTTGATAGCGCCCTGAAGCAGATCCCCCAACTGCCTCAGGTCGCCGTCAAAGGCTTCGCGCAGAGCGCTCTCACCAATTATGCCTGTTTTGGAGATCTTCTTGAACATATCAGTCTTCGATCAGGTGACGTTGACCGTCAGTGGTCACGAGAGAGATGCCGCCTTCAACTTTGGAGAAAGCTTGAACCGTCTCCGCCGAGACAGGCCGTTTGGTCTTTGGCTCAACCAGCACTTTGATCTGGGTGGCTTTCGCTGCCTTCACTACGGCTGCCACTGTGAGCTCAGTTTCTGTTTTGTTGGTGGCAGAGGATTGCTTTGAGTTTCCCCCGGATGTTGCTGGAGTGGCTTTTCCTTCGGTGTCTGGCATTTAATTCAGTCCTCAAAAAATTCTGGGTTGCCCTAATGAATTGCTTGAGTGACTATGACTGAAGAAAGAACGCTAAAATGCCCGGAATTAGTTCCGGGTAGTGGTCTGAACCGCAGAACCAGACTTTTCCCCTTTTAAATCATCCATAAGATCGCCGTTAAACGGGTATTAAATGGGCCAGAAAAGCCCTTGGCCCGTTTTGTGTGTGTCCGGGCGATAAAATTCGCCAAGACCGTTTCTGGGGCTTATGAGGACTTCCGTCACAATCGGCCAAGGTTGATATCTCTTTTCAGATTGTTGAAAAGGATCTCTCCTTCTGAAAAAGGTTGCCGCCCTGGCTGCTTAACTTTCCAGTGGTCCATGTATGGAAGACTGTCACAGCCACAGTTGATTGTCTCTTCTGGTGGCCCCGCCGGATCCCGTGGGTACATGAGTTTCACCCCGCCCACGACAAAGGGTTCATTCACGCCAACAATTTGACCATCGGCCAAATCATGGCTCACACGAGAATGAATTTTTCCGGATCTACGCCATTGCTTTTTTAACCCTGGCAAATATTCCTTTGCCTGTTCCTGGCGTGACTGAGTGGCCACAGAATAAACCCGCCCGATTTCTGTTCTCACAATGGTCTGAGCGCGGCGGTGGCCGTTCTTACCAACCTTCCCCGCGATGGTCTGCTTTGCCTGATTTGAACTTTGAGCGCCGACCACGACCAGGCCGAGCTCATTACTGATTTTCGTCGCGAGCTCTTCAGTGACAGTACGAAGCCGGTTTGTCATGAAAGAGCGAATAGCATTTAATTGCTTCTTGTCCATCTCAGGCAGGACCGACTTGATCTGGACGCCGCTAGCCGACAGAGGGTTGTCGATAAGGTCCTGCCCGGCCGCCCAGGCTCGGTTGGTTTCAGACGTCGCCAATTGCCCCAGGCTATCTGTTGCCTCGTTTAAATGGGCTTTAATGTTTCTTTCGACCTGGGAAAGATAAAAGAGATCCCATTCACTGGGGCTGTCAGCCAAAGTCTCGCGGATACGGGCCATAGCGAGATGCAGCACTTCCCTGGCACGGGTGTCGGCCTCTTTCTGTATCTGACCCTTGCGTTTTTTCTCTTTCCTAACTTCTTTGCCGAAGGCCTTACTGCGCTTCTTGTCCTGATCCATTCTCTAGATCCTCCGGGCTGGCAGAGTAAGTATCCTCGTGCTGTTTATCGGTCATTTCTTTTAGAACAGCGTCCAGCTCTTCCTTCGCGTCAAACGTTACGCCAAGGCGACCAGATACAGTTTCAATAATCTGGACAGCGGTTGCTTTAGTAATAAATCCACGATCGACAGCGGCACCCACGGCCATGACGACTTGGGGAAGAGCCGCCGCGTAGCTTGTCGTGTCCTTGGCTGTCATTTCTGGGAAGTTGGCCTGAGGCAGTAATTCTGGATCAGGATCCTCCGGATCAAAACTACTAGCCCCAGATGGATCCAGCCTTCTGGAGATGACATATTTACCGACTTCTTCCAGCATGTATTTGATCATCTGCTGACGCATGGAGAATATCTTAACAGTTGGGTCACCCATTTCAGACGCGGTTGCGCGGTTCACGTCCCCACCGCCACCAAACCAATGCTCCGGGATCGTGGAGCCACCCAGAGCGTGATTGCGGAACATGCGACCCGTGACTTCTGTATCCGTAGAATTCAAAGTTGGTGAAACAGTTCTCCATTTTTCTCTCTCATTATGGACACGAGCTGAGCCGGGAGCCGGTGCCTGAAAATTTTTGGCCCTGTCTTCTACTTCTTTCTGAGTTGCGCCGACCATTTCAATATCCCAAATAAATGCACGAGCAAAATTGGAACGCTCAAGTTCTCCAAATAAGAATTGATCATACCCATCAACCCAATCGGCAGCGGCCAGAAGGTCAGAGGAGCCGCGGCTGGCGTTCGAAACTTTATTGACGCAGAAATAAAAACACTCCCCGTCTTCAAAGCTATCTCTGATTTCTTGTGTTCTTGGCGAGAAGCAGTTTTCAGGCCCGTTGATAATCACCTTGAAGCGCCGGGCAATGCCTTTCTTGTTCTTCTTGGTAATAACGCCTATTGGCTGAGTGGAGTTATCCGGATCCTTCACAACTGTTTCAATCAACTCCGGATCCAGATAACCCAGACGGACGTGTCCGTTTATATCATTTGCAAAGGCCGGCCAGCATTGTTCGCCATACAACGCCAGCTCCCTGACTTTTTCAACCAGGCGAATATCCATCAGGTTGATAGGATCGTTCCAGAACGCATTAAGCCAATTCTGAGCGTCTTCATTTTCGACAGTGAGCGACACCCCCTCTGCCAATATATAGGCGACAGGGAGCTCAATCATGCGGTTGGCTAACAGGTTCGTGCGCCAAAGGTAATAGGCCGTCTCCCGAATGCGTTTCTGAGATATCGGGGATAAGTCTCGGCTGCTATCACCCGAGAGGCGACGCCATTGGTCCTCATCCATATCTACATTCGAGCCGGCTGCTTCAGTGAAATCTTCTTCATTCTTTTTGAATAGTTTGCTCCAGAAGTTCATCCGAACAACCTTTCTCTCTTTAACCGATTGAGCAATCGATCTGCCATGGCTTTAGGCTTGTAAACATTTTCGTCTTTTTCTGCATTTGCTCCCGCCGCGGGCTCGCCTTCTTCGCAAGTAGCCGCCCAAGCGAGTAGGCCTGCAATCGCGCTGTCGGCGTGTCGGAACTTGCCATCCTCGCCTTTAAACCTCTTATCTGAAACTGTCGGGCGACCGTTCACCAACTGGATAGATCGATGGTCAGCCACAATGTCTTCTGATTTTGGGACTATGATATTCTTGTCCTCATAGGCCGCACGATATTTTGGAAACCAAGTTTCATACCAGGCAGCGGTGGCTTTAACACACTCAACTTTTCCATAGTGGTCCTGAAGAGCGGCTTCGGCATGGGATTGGCCGTTGCCTCGCGCGTCAAATTTGGCGTGAAAAAAGAGCGGAATATTTGTTAAAATATAGCTGGTGATTTGCCTTTGAATATCAAAGGGGATGGTCCTTAACTCAAGAAGGAACGCCGTCCGCCAAAGAAGATCAGCTTCCTGTTGGAGGATCCAGATCACAGACAAGTCACCATCACGGCCAAAGTCCTGGCCATAAACAGTCCTTTGTCCAGGCATGTTATCGATGACCGGCTTCAGCACGTCCTTTAACCAATCATCCGTGACTTTTTCCCTGTCTGGATCCAGAACGAACTCCGCGGGCTTTGCAAAGCGCAGAGTTAGGATACCGTCCTGCCAGCAATTCTCAATCAACATACGGCTGAAAAACGCGCCGGTGCCCCGCTTCGCTATACACATCAACTCTTCGTTGGCATCTTCCTGAGCCGGGTACTGATTAAAAGTTTCCTCTCGGTATTGATCTTCGGCTTCTTGGCTCCATTCCTTGCCCTGGATCAAACAGACCCGTTTATAAAAGCCGGCCTTTAAAGCGTCATCAAAGGTGTATTTATGGTGAGACCAACCTTTCAATTTGCCGGCTTCTACGTCCTTGATAAGGGCGTTAAAGGTGTTGTCCTCGCCGTTGTGAGTAGACACGATCGAGAGGCGACCACCCCACATTAGAAAGGCGAGCGCACCTTTGATCAGTTCTTCAAGTTGCGGGTGGAATGCCGCTTCATCAATGCGCGCATGCCCTTGCTGACCGCGCCAGTTGTGAGGGTTAGAAGAGAGAGCCTCAATTCTGTGACCACTGGTGAAAGTGATCTTATAGGTCACGATATCCCGCCGCTCGTCTTCAATCAGAAGAACCTGCTTTGAAACGTCTATGGAAGAGACGGCGTGGCCGAATGCACGGGCAAAGAAAGCACAATCACCAATAAACTCGGCGGCCATTCTTAGGTTATAACCCATGTAAAATTGGTTCATGCCGCCATTGTCTTTTGTCATCGAGGATTCCAGGACGGCCTCCGACGCCAAGGAACCCCATGAGAAACCAATACGGCGAGATTTTTCAGCGATCCGGATCTTGGTCTTATCCTCATGCCACGCAGCCTGATACGGCAGAAGAACATGAGGGATTTCTTTTACCTGGGAAAGGTCACTTGTTCTCTCTTGCTGAATATCCTCAACTAGCTGAAGGCAATTTTCCTTTTCTGCTTCGGTTAGTGCTGCCTGCTGTAGCTCCGGGTTAGTCTTCAACTTTAACCCCCAAGATTTCCGCTCGCAGGAAGTTCGCATCGTCTTTGGATAGGCCGCGTTGTAGCGCCGCCTCTGAGGCTTTATCTGCGACCTTCGATCTGTATTCTGACATAAGACGTTTCTGAGAAACGCTTGCCCGTGAGAGGTTGGCCACGGCCCTGGTGATCGATGCGAGGTCTTTAGCGGTGAAAGCAACTTCCAGCTCCAGCATCAAGTTGAAAACTCGCTCTTGCGTGAGACGGATTAGAGCCTCGTTGACAAGACCTTGATCATCCGGGCTTTCTTCTACGATTGCCTTACACTGTTCTGTCACCATTTTGAGAGCGCCAACTCGCTCTTCAAAGTTTTTCCCGTACCGGTGGACCGAAGATTTGGAAATGTCATAGCCAAGCGCCTGCAACCATTCGGCAAGCTCGGAGTAACCGCTGAAGCCTCCTTTTACCAGGCGGCGGTCCAGTTCCTCTTTGTCATCGGGTTTTATGTCATAGATTGAAGAACGAGGGGCCATATCACCACCACTTGTTTGGGCGATTGATGCCAGTAGGTGCTTCTGTAGCATATTCGACGACATCAATGCCGTGCCCGGACAACTCAGCGGCCCATGTTGGCGTGGTGCGCTGCGTGAGCTTAACCAAAGCTTTTTCCTCAAGGTAATCAAGTTCCCGCCTCAAACCTTGTGCTGTAACGGGAAGTGAACTGTCCGATAAAACGCGGAAGATAACCGTTTCAGAAACGGGTACAGGACGCCCGGCATCTAGAGTTCTCATTATCCTCCAACGAATTTCCTCGCGGTGTGATTTATCCAGATCAATTTCGTGCATTGATGTAGTCCTTCAGAGCGTCAAATTTATTGTTAAGCGTGTCCATCTTGCCTTCAATTATGCTCCCTAAACGGATCCAGTCCTCACGCTGGACGTATAGAAGCGGAAGATCTGCAATGTGTTTCCGATATTCTTTTTCAAGCTCGCGTCGCTTGTCTGCTTCGCGCTCTAGGTCGCCCGACAAACTATCCACTGAGTTTTCTAGTGATCCCATGCGCCGGTCACCGCCCTTTACAGCGCGATCAACCAGGTACTTGATGATCCATACAAGAAAACCGTTCCATGCCAGAAACAGCATCGATAACACTGCAAGCATCTGCCAATTCACTTCCATCGCTAACGTCTTTCCAACTCTTCCTGACAAATGACACAGTTTTGAACGCCTGGAAGGAGTTCACGGCGGGCGAGAGGAATTGCTCTTCCGCATTCGCAGAACTCAGGGCTTGGTTCGGCGGATTTATGAGTAGCCGCGGCTATTCGAAGGCTGCGCTCAAGCTCTTCTACTTCCGAGGCGATATCTACTTGATCAGCCATTTAATGCAGCCTTTATGCGATCGCGATATTCAGAAATTCGATGACGCGTGAAACGTCTAACGGGCAATTTGATTTTGAAGCCGTCCAACACAAAGCCACGGGCGCTGTCCATAAGTTGGTCATAGGAGCGCTTAAACCAGTTTGGATCCTTCCATAACTCACCATGTCGGGAGAAATAGACTTCATGCGTTTGAGCATGCTGGTAGCCCATACTGTAAAGCGGCAAGGCCGGCACGATGTCGGCACCGTTCACAAATCGGAAGTGGATTATTTGATAGCTGATTAAGTCAGCCATGTTCTGGTTGCCAATCCGTGGCGCTCCGTAGGAGTAGACAGCCGGGATCTGATAATAGTAATCCTCTGATTTAAGTGCGCATAATTGAGCGAGAGCACCGCCGAGGGAATGACCGGTAAAATAGATGGGGCGATTGCACCAATCTTCCTGTTTGACCAAGTTTCCGATCTCGGCATTTAACAGCTTTGCCGCTTTGTAAAAGCCTTTATGCACATAGCTGTCTTTTTGATCCAGATATCGAACAAGCTCGAAATCCAGATCAGTGAGGATATCTTCATAATCCTTTTCTGTACCGCGGAAGGCGATGACTATAAACTTTGGAAAACACACCGCGTATGCAAAATGGTTGAGGCGCTCAATTGAGCACACACGTTTTGCGCCGAGTATAAAATACAGTTGCTGCGCTATGTGAGGCGGTTTGTAAGAGAATTGGGAAGCTTGAGCTAGAAATCGCGCGGCAGATATATCCAGCTCAATGCTCCCATTTTCCAAGGCGCTAGGGAGCGACATTCAGCGGCCCCCATACGCCTTTAAGGGCGTCCATCACGTTTTCAATAATGCCAGGCGCAGCGTCTCTCACATCGCCGGAGATGGCCTGTTCAACAGCGCCCCTCACGGCTTGACCATCAAAGGCTTTGGATCCGCTCGCGGTGTATTGAACCTCAAGCCCGTCGGGCGTTTTTACGTTGAGAGAAACGCTGTCATTTTCCTTGCCGCCAACAATCAGCGCGTACTCGGGTTTTCCCGCCTCATCAAATTCGATCTCGGCCCGGTTGATGCCGGCATATCCCTGCTGATTGCCGGGGATGGCACCTGCACAGGCGGCAAGTAGAGGAAGGATTAAGCACAATGTGAGGAATTTTTTAAGCACTTTGGATCTCCATATGTGGAAGTTGATAGGCGCGATTGAGCCACCCGGCTTCAAATTCTTTTGAATGCAAGGATCTGAAGTAACCAGCAGCTTCACTCATCAAAGCGATCAGCATGTATTGGGAAGGAACGGAATTGACGGCCTTGATTGTTTTGGAGCCGATGACGCCGTCTTCAACGACCTGGTGACCGCAAGCGCGCAACGCCCGTTGAACGACCTTGCCAGCCCCGGCGGGCCCCATCGGAAAATGAAGGTCATAAATCTTAATGGCCACAGCCGGTTCGTTGATATCGTCAATCCGCCATTTGTGGAATAGGTAGCCATAATGATTTTCCGCTTCGTCTCGCGGCATTTCTTTGATGTCATCTGCGGTGACTTTACCGTCTAGATCAAAATCAAATTCATCAAAGCCGTCGCCATCGATGTCGCCAACAGTTTTTGCGTAACGAATGGAGATGCCAAAATTTGTAGCCCCGCCGGGATCGGCAGAGTGGTCAGAAAAGCCACCTTCGTTTTGCATCACATACAAAACAGCGCGGTCAATTGTATGGGCAAAATCGCCCTCTATGGATCTCATAGAAAAAGCCCCTTTTACAGGCCGTTAAATAGGCCTATAAAGTAGGGGCTTTCTATGGGGGAAAATGCCCGGAATTAGTTCCGGTTAGTCCTTTAACTTGCTTCCTTTTTTTTGATGGCTGCTCTAACGAATTGGCTTATCGCTCCAAATGCAGCAAGGGATAGGCAGCTTATAGTTAGCCATTTACTGCCGATGTAGCCACCATACATTGCCCCACCAACTAGAGCGATGAACGATAGCCACCCAAAAACCAAACCTAACATAGAGAATGTGAAGTCTTGAGATTGTTGTTTTTCTTCAATCCCATGTCTATGAGATTGTTCTTTTTCAGTCAGTTGAATAATGCGATCTGCTGCACCAGGTTGAACTAATTCATATCCCTCAAACTCTTCTGGTGAAGGTAGCGGGCCACTGCGGCTACTAATTGTAGTTTGAGACAACTCAATTGATACGATTTGTTGACGGGTTTTCGTGGCTAATCGCTGGATATCTTCTCTATTTAGTTTTTTATTAAGTCCAGCTTGCTTGACTGATTCTGCTACGAGTTCTTTTAGCTTTTCATCGGGGATGCTTTCGGTCATTGCATCATTTTCAAGCGAGTTTTTCTCGCTTCCCTCTAAAGATCGCCCGTCCGTTTCCTTCTTCAACTTTACGTACCCCTTTACGCATGTCTGATCCGATCGCGCGCATGTCGCTTCTTAGGTCACCGACTGCAGTTCGACGGATCTCAACGGCTTGACTACCTGAAAGCATTCCAAAAGCGCCAACTCCCATTAGAAAGCCTGAAATAAACGCTTGGCTTTTGCCTTTTGTTTTTTTCACTAAAGAATAGTTTTTAGATTTGTTAATTCTTGACATGATTTAACACCCCGCAAACAGGAAGATAAACGAAAATCTCTGACAAAGTCAATTTTCGCTCAATGAGATTTATAATCTATTAAAAAAATATATATAGTTTTTCACATAATAGACGACCTAAACGACCGTAGTGTGACAGCGAGTACTTAGAGTGGAAAACTCCAATTGCAGGAGTTACATATAGCTTTTTTGGAATTTATCAAGCGGTATTATTGTTTAGAAGGCTTAAAAACCATTGCCGTGGCTAGAATAAATTTCCTTGATTGGGATCTTCATTGTTCTTCTGATTACAAATCTTACGGACCCACCGAGTGGTAAATTCAAATCTTCTTGCGGCTTTTTTTTTCGAAAGACCACCGCCGACAGCCTCTTTGATTTCAGTGTAGAGCTTGCCTCTCTGATAGCCAACGGCGCGCGGTATCTCCAGGCGTGAACCACCCGCCCATTTAGCCAGATTGGTAGCTGCATCTAGCCCAATACATTTTGATATCGGATGATCCGGTTTTGGATCCTTAGGGATATATTCCTCTGTTCCACCAAAATCCCTAGAGAGTTTGATGGCGTTTGCGGATCCAACGATGTCTGCAATTTCCTGAAGGCTTTCTGGTATCATGGCCTAATCCTTAAATTTCACGGATTGAATGATTGTGGTAGACGCATCTGCTTTTCGGTTGCGCCAAACCAGACGCACGCTTGTATCGCCGTGACAGTTGATTTTTGGCGTTACGGGACTTTTCAGTTTGAAGCCCTGGCCTTCCCAAAAGAAATGGAACAAGCTTAAAGCCGGGGATGATCTGACCAGGGCCAATGCATCAATTGAATTTAATTTGCTCATGCGAAATCAATTCCTTCTCGGAGACACCAATCTTTTAGAGCTTCGATCACTGTGGACCAGTCGCCGGGCATCATCCATTCAACGCGATCTACACAGGTCAAACGCTGTGCAAATTTATACAACGCCTCCGGGGATCCATCATTGACCGGTCCTTCCCTGTAAAGATTTTTCCAAAGGGCAATGGCTTTACGCGCCTGCGGATCATCAATGCTCTGAAAACGGTCAATCTTCTTAGGCTTAAAACCATGCTTTTTGAATACATCTAGAACGGTAGCCAATTGCTTGTCTGAAAGCTTCGATGCACTCCGCTTGCCCGTGATCCCTTCCAAGGTATCCCTGTAGGTTTCATCATCTAGGCCAAGTTCTTTTTTAGCGATATGGATTTTGGCTAAAAGTGATTTTCTGCTCATTGTATATGCACTTTCGTGTTGTACTGTAGATCTTTGAACGGAAGGCTCTACAGTCATTTCTTTTCCAGGTATTCAGTGAGCCATGCAACGTGCTTTGTGTGCGCGCGGAGTGGGCGACCAGAAATTAAAAATTCACTATTAGGGTGGCCATTTTTTGTGACTGTTGGTAGAGGTCCGCCTGGAACAATGAGTACACGCCAGTCGATCAAGAAAAGTGGTGATGCAGCATACCACCGCTTTATTCTCAGTTTGTGACTACGTGGCGGGAGCGGGAAACGCATCCGGCAATCCAGAACAAAATGACCATTAGGCGTGGAGGCAAGAGCGACCATGTGGTCCTGTCCGTTTTTCAACTGGCAAAGTGCAAGTAGAACTTTCTTGTTGCTCCACGAGTTTTTGCTTATCAATTGGTAGGCAAATAACATAGAGAAATCTTCACAATCACCGTTCTCATACTGATCATCAATCGTCGGTATCCGCCAACGATCAGACACACCAAACATTTCTTGGTCAGTTTTGTAATGCTCCCAAGCTTTCGTGTTACTCATTACTTGCTGCATCTCTCTGAATTGTGCGGATACCGTTTTCATGTGTGTCTCCTATTTTTAAGCCGCCGCCAGATCAATGGTGATTGGCTGCCACTTGTCTTCTGTTGTCTGACGTGTGTAGATGCGGACATAGGTTGCACTGCCGGTAATCTGAATGCTGTCATTGATAGCCTGGACTGCGCGTTTCCAGCGGGCATCCTCGATCTGGATTCGGCGGAGGGAAAACAGCGCTTCGCGGTTCACTTTACCCGGCTTCTCCACATTGAAGGCGTGATTTACCAGAGCGCGGATCTCAGATTTTGCACCGTCCGCCCAGTCTGTGATACATTCGTCGATCAGCTCTTTTGCAATTTGCAATTCAGGACCAAACTCCATGTGATCCTGGTTCTGGATGCGGACCTGTTTCAGCCCATCAAAAGACGTGTATGTGAGGTTGCCTTTTTTACCGCCTTTTTTGACGCCGTAAGATTCCCGTAGGAGATCCTGAGTTGTGTTGATGTCGTCAAAAGTATGCGCCTTAAACCGGCCGATTTGGGCAGATAACCCTTCTGCGTAGTCGATGATCTTGGAGACAGTCTGATCCACTAATTTGTCAGACTCCTTCACCCGATCTTCGGGCCAGAGGCGGCCTTGGCCATCTCTCATATACCCAGTAGGGATCTCATGTTCTACAAGTTCAGCAACGACTATATTATTTTTTATCATGCAACTTCCTTTCTGTTTTCTGTAATGTGTTTGAACCGGTCTCGAATAGTTCTGCGTCGGAGGAACATTTCTAGATCATCAGCGCAATAGTCGTCTGCGCGAGTTACAGCATTGGCCACAGTTGAATGATCACGGCCTCCAAATGCGTGACCGATTTTTTCTAGTGAGATATCACCATCTTTGTAGAGGATCTGCATGGCAACAGCCCGAGGCCAAGAGACACGCCGTGACCGTTCCGGCCCTTCCAGTTCATGAACTCCAAGTTTGAATTCGCATGAGACAATCATTTTCATCACCTGAACCTTGGCTTTTTCTTCGAATTTGAGATGTGGCATTTCAGAAACCCCTCATGATCTCGGAGAAAACGGCCAGGCTAAAAAACAAGCCGTTCAATATCTCGAAAAAGATTGCCAGTATTTCACGACCAAAGGCTCCGGTTGAAAAACAAAGGGTGGCGAATGCTATGGGGTGGTTAGCTAACCAGATCATGGTCACTCTCCTTTGTACGAGTGGGAGTGAGCCGAACCACGTTGCCTGTAAATTCAGGATTGCGTTGGTGACCAGGAACAATTGTTTTTTCCATCGCGGCTGCATCATCTGCGAATTTTTCCAAGGTCAAATTGAATTGCTCGAGTGCTTGATCACTGAAAGTCACTGAAACTTCTTTTTCAGCAGCGAGCAAACGTAAAGTTTGCATGTAATTGGATAGATTTTTAATATCTTGTGAAAGCATTTTTTTAACCTCCGATCCGGCTGTATGTGCAGCCGCTGCGGCAAGCCTTGTAAAGGCGGACCCGCAAAGAATTTGATGAAGCAAAAGGGCGGTTTTGATGTTCTAGGCATGCGTTTGAAGCCATTTCTCCAAGCACAGGGCAGTAAACAGTCTCAGCCATGAAGGCCCCTCTAACGGCCTTTTCAACAGTGATTAGATCGCCCTTATATGTCGCCGAAAGAACGGTTGAGACAACCGCGGCGCTATAGCCGATCTCCTTAGCCACCTTGTTCTGGCTACTCGCCTCGCATTTTTCAGCGAGAACCAAGATCCAGTCAGGGCAAGCATTTTTCCAGGCCTTGGCGGCTTTTTGAATGTGAGAAATTGCGTTCAAGACAGTTCCTCCACAGCTGGCCAGACAACCTTCTGAAGGTTCGGGTCGTAAACCTGTTTTACGCGTTGGATCTGTGGCGGGAAGGGACCAGAAATCTTGCTCTTAATAATCCGGTAATTCGCTTGAGTGCCGGGTGAAGACTCTGAAACGATCGCCAAATATCCAGCTCTAAGAAGGTGTTTGATATAATCTTTCGCGGTTGTCAGTTTAATCTCTGCGTCTGATGTACTCGCCGCGGCTGCGAGATCAGCGGGACTAAAGGTTCCAATCATCCGCATGGATCGCCACATGTTCTCTGTTCCTCGACCTAGAGAAATCTCAGAGCCGTCTTTTTTTACACGCGGCGTTTCAAGTTGGCGCTTAACGATCGTGTAAGTGTTTTTCGTCTGGTTCGGGCGGATCTGCTCACGCTCTACCGTGACATAACCGGCCGCTTCCAGCCCAATCAGATAGGCGGAAATTGTTCCCGTGTGAAGCATCGTTTTGTAGCTAATATCCTTCACGGAGAAGGTGCCGAGCTCCATCATAGCTTTCCACATATTGTCGCGGGATCGGCGGGGGTCTCTTTTATCCAAAGGTTTTTGAGGCATTAGAATTTCCTCGCCATGGGCGCTTCGCCAGTGAACCAGTTGAACTCCCGATTTTCAGGGCTGAATGTCGTCAGGCCTTCTCGCTTGGCGCTTTGCCGAACTTGCTCCAAGTTGGTGCAGATACGGCGGACGCGAAGTTGGCTAACGCGAGCAATATCTTGCAAAACTTCTTGTGAAATTTCGATGCCCGGGCAATAGAGTTTTGCCAATGCCGCGGCATCACCAAGAGTTGCCGGTTCCGCTGGTACCCAACGCATGATCCGGTTATGGAACCGTTCCCATTTACGAAGTTTTTCTGGAAGACGTTCTTCGCCAATGAGCAAGATCGATGCATCTGATTTGTCGTGAATATCTCGGACAAGTTCAACCTTGCGATCTGTCGCCATATGATCAAATTCGTCGATGATCAGGGGACGGGATGACATGGCGAGACGCTCAATGATCACTTCAATCTTGTCTGCGATTGTGCGACCGACTACTACGCCTGTTTCTGAGAGTATAGCGTCACAAAAACGACCGACTGACCAGAAGGCTCCGACCTCTACATAATAGGCCCTGTGCGTGTTGGCCGCGTACTGAGCCGAGAAGGTTTTTCCAAAGCCTGAAGGACCATTGAAAACGCCGATCCCCGGCAGATGTTTGGGTCTTGAGGTGATATCCTCAACCAGTTCACTGAATGCCACCACATTTTTTAGGGGTGCAATTGTTGCAATCTCTGTCATAATATTAAAACAACCTCACTATTGTTTGACGGTTTACTTATTGGGCAGGTTAGTTGCAGCTAGCCTGCCTATTTCATTTGAAAGACACCTTCTCCGTAGTGCTCTTCCATCTTTGCCCGAGCTCGGTATTCTGATGTGTCCAGATACCCTTCGAGCCACTTCCGGTCGGCCTCATCGATGTCGAGACCGGCCTGAATTTCGTTTTGTAGTTTTCTCGCCCTGGCGTAACGCTCCGCGGGTTTATCAACAGGCCGGATCATCTCTTTCCGGCTTTCCAGTTTTTCCTTATTGATTAAGGCTTCCTCGTATAGCTCCGCCATGTTTTGCGGGGCTTTAGGCATATCCAACGTCGGTTGGAACGCTGCGTCTGAGGCCGCATCTAGTGCCGGGGTGGAATAAGTGTCATCTTTGCGCGGGAAGGAAACCAAGTTGGACGCGTTCATGGCGTCTTCTTGGGCTTGCTTCATGTAGGCGTCTGCTGCGTCACGTGGCTTGAATTTCTTCACATCGCGGCGGATATCGGCGGTCTGCTGTTTAAGGCGTTCGCGCTGTGTGCGCTTGGCCATCTCCGCCATTGCCTCGCGGTTCAGCCCTTCATATTCCGTATTAATCGCGGAAAAGAGGAAGTCTTCATGATCTTCACTGAAGCAATGGACGCGGCCCATGTCTTCAGGGTCATATCTAACGTGGAGGCGTTGGCCGACTTGCATGTCATGGTGCCAGTAAGTGATCCCGTCGAGCGAGATACCTTTTTTGGTGACAACACGGTTTCCCTCTTTGCCGGGGATCTGAGCCAGCATGATATGGAGGCTCTGCTCGTTCTCGATGCGCTTGACGGGACCGGTCCACACCGTGGCCATGTTGTAGGGGGTATCACCGTTCAGGCCGCCGTGTGGGTTGTGGTGATATTTGTTTTCTACCCACTGGTCAGCATAATCCTGCACCTCTAAATGTGTGAGCTCCACTGTAAAAGCAGCATGCTCCTTTTCCCCCAAGCGTTGGGCAAAACTCTTGCGCGCTTCAATCTTCTTCCGGTCAGTAACGTCATGGCCGATAAAGCCGGGCATTAGCGGCATGCAACCGCGTTGGAAAGTTCCAATGGCGCGCTCAACAGTACCTTTGTGCTCTGGCGTAAACGGCGCGGCGATGTCCTGTTTGATGCCGAGGTGAACAAGGGCGCGGACAAAGGCGTGGCTAACAAAATCAGAACCGTTATCCGTGCGGATAATGTCAGGGACGCCCCAGTCCATAATGGCCTTGCGGATAAGTAGCAGAGCTGCGGCTGTGGTTGGCGTCTTGCTAACCAGGATCTTCATACGGCGGGTATAGATATCGATCACACAATAAAGATTGTAGCGGCCGTCAACGCAAAGAGCGTCCACCGGCGAAGCGTCGATTTCCCAAAGCTGGTTGGGAGCCGTTACCCAGGCGTTCGCTTTTCCGGGGGCTACCATGTATTTGTTTTTCCACTTATCCGGATCGGAGATACGGGTAAAGACTTCGCCATTTTCGTTCTTCCAGGTCTTCATGAAACGCTGGATTGAGCGGATATTGGGAATTTCCTTTAAGGCCTTCACGCCTTTGATTTCCACTTCCCACGGCTCGGTAAACTCTGCCCGGATCAGGTCGCGGATATGGCCGGAGGTGAGGTGCGGCTGGTTGATCATGAGACTTATCACCAGCTTAACCACCTTGCCGTCATAGGCTGTCTCCAGGAGGCTTGTGCCTTTCCGGTTGCCATAGTTGCCAGCGAGTGAATTGACGGAGCCTTTTGAACGGGCTTTAAGCCAGTTTTTAAGGGTGCTAACTGAAAAGCTCTCGACCTCTTCATAGACCCATTCGGGGACCGATTTAATTTTGCGGCTTTTGTACAAAGTGCAAAAGCTGAACTGGACCACGTCGATCGGGTCTTTGCTGTCAGCCTTAAAGGCGTCCCATACCATTAAAATGGTGAGTTTAGCGTCTCGGCGGAGGCCGCCTCTCTTTGTGGTTGCCTTCACTGGCTCCTGAACTGCCACCTTTGGCGCTTCCAGAACAAGACTGTCATTCTTCAGCGCACGAAGGGCAATCGCGTTTTGGGCTTCCTGCGGTAGCAGAGTGATATGGTATTCTTTTCCGCCGCCACGGGCGACGCGTTCACGACATTTCAGCGTTTCATTCCACCCTGAACGGCCCGCTAAATCATTGATGGCGCGCTTGCTGGACGGTAGCCCATGCAGTTTAAGTTCCGCAATTTCTGCGGCTGTAAACCAGAGTTTTTTCATAGTAGACCCTCATTTCTGGCTTTCAATTTGAGGGCTTTTTCCTCCTTCTCCATAGCTTCCCGTTTTTCACGAATTTGGGCCATTCGGATGACATCGATGTAACGGTTGTCAACAATGGAAACGGGGAAGGGATCGGAGAGCACCTGAAGGAGCCGCCAGTCTTGCGTTGCGTATACAAGCGCCATAAATCGAACTGCTGAAATATTGTGATCTTCACGGGCTTGGCTCGCATAGCCGTTGAGCATATTCAAGCTGACTTCGCCACCTAAATATTGACCCATCCGAGCCGCTACTTCCGCGCGCTCATATTGGCACTCTTCCAAGGAAACGGAAATAGCTCTAGCGACTTTGGCAGAGAGGCTATGAGCCTTGATCTGATCCTCGTCAAAGCGCTTTTCTGGCTCTTTTGGCTGCCAGGCCAAAAGATCAAACGTTGTGGTATCCCCCCGAACTTTCGCCATTATATCAGCTCCAGTTCTTTCAGATATTCAATGAAGGCTGATTGAGCTTCTTCCGGGGCGCGTGCGAATTTGAGTTTCAGATCCTCGGTTGCCTTTACAACCGGGTCGACTTCTTCTGTTTCCAGATCTTCACCGCGAATAATTGGTATGGCTTTGGATACTGATTTAGCTTTTGGCTCGTCACTCAGTAAAATGTCGATAACGGCAGACTGTTCGGTTGGCTCCAGCCCTGCAAGTGCATCTAATTCGCTTCCGTTGTTGGCAAGCTTGGTGCCGGAAACTAGATCTTTAACTTCTTGTGATAAGTGCTTTGCTCTTTGAATTGAGCGCCGGATAGATCTCTCTGAGACCCCAAGTCTTTCGGCTGCATTTTCTGCAAAGGACAAGTTTGTCCGTTGCACACCGTTCTTGGCTAAACCACCAGCAACACCTGCTTTTGTGTCTGGATAAAGAAGCTCATAAATCTCTTGGCGCTGCTTTAAAAACTCTCCTCGATCTAGTGCTGTAAGCTCGTGGCGCATGAGGTTTTCATCGATTTCGATCAGCTTGTTTTCGAGATCATCTTTAACCGGAGCCACGATGGCCGCGATCTTAGATATACCGAGAAGCTTAAATGCCTCTACTCGGTGCATTCCTGATTGTAGAGGGTAGAGGCCGTCACTGCACTTTTCGCCCACTGTGATAGGCTGGATGAGACCTCTATCATCAATAGAAAGCGCAAGTAGCTTCACATAGTCATCGTCGGTCGCCCGAATGCGATCGGCTATTTTTATCTGATCAAGTGGTATTGATTGGATTTTCATTTTCTCAAACCTCGGACAACTTCAGTAATGGGGTGCCGCGGCCTCTGTGGGGAAAAGCCGCGGCGGTCCTGACGGCGGGGGGGTGCCGCCAGGTGGGAACACTGTTTATGAAAAAAGAAAGGCGGGGTGACTGGGAGGTTGAGCACCCCGCCAAACGGTTTCTACCCATTTTCATAGGAAGGTGACGGGCAGAAAGTGTTAAGATTTGACCGTTCATGCCGCCAGTCTCTTTTGACGGTGACACATGGTTTTGTTACGGTTAAGTTTAGGGTGATTTGAACGCGCCTTGATGCGGCTGCCGTCCTCTTTGAACCATTCCGGCCAAAGATCAGACAGCCTCATTCCAAGGTGGTTAGCCAGAGCCTGGTTTCCTGTAGGCTGAGGGCGGCGCAGTGCATGCAATGCAGTAGATGGATGTAGTCCAGCTCCGCGCGCCACATCAGATACAGAAAGACCGGTCTTTCTAACCAGTGCTTTCAGATCTTCCGGGTGTATGTTGGTTTTACGTCTAGGCATATATCACATAGTATTATTTTTTATCATGTTTATGATAATAAATGCACTATGCGATCATTGTCCAGAGTAAAAATGACACTTCCCACTTAATTTTATGGTTACTTGTGACTGCAAATGATTAGATGGTGTAATATCAATGACTTATGAGAAGTGGGAAGAAGAAAAAGAAGTGGGAAGCCAACTTCCCACTTTCGACGAAGAATTTCGCGAGCGATTAGATATTATTGCGCGGTCATTCGGCAGTCGTGATGAGGCTGCGAAAGCGGCGGGTGTTTCTGTTGGGCAACTGATAAAATATATCAAAGGGCGCTCCATCCCTACATTTCCCATCATGGTTAACTTGTTGAGGCATTCAAAATACTCGCTTGATTGGCTGGCATATGGTCGGGAAAGCCATAAGCCTATGATTTCTGGAGAGAAAGAAGAGGTTGTTCCGCTTCATGAGGATGCTTTCAGAGGCTCTATTGAGGCGGTTGAAGCCTGGTTAAAAGCAGAAGAGAAGACACTGGAACCAGAGGCAAAAGCTCGGGCCTGCTACTTCTTATACAAGCTATCCGTCAAAGTGCCAGGGCTTCAGGTTGATGGATCTTACGATGAGGAGTTACTGGATAGTTATTTGAATTCATTATGAAATTTCAGAAATCGGGCAAATAAGCTAAAAAAATAAAATTTGGTAATAATTTTTACTTGCGTTTAGGTTGTTTAGTTTATTAGTGTGTTCTTGTTGCCTGTTTAATCGGGTGACGGGTGCAGGCAGCTTACCACAACCACCTGCGCTTTAATCGGCTCCATACGGCCAATCACTGAACTATGTACACTCGTCTCGTCCCGCCACCAGTGCGCTGGCAGCGCGATTAAAGTCATGTGTGTAGGGGTTGTCAATGAGCTGTAAGTCGCGTTGCGTGTATAGTAAGATTCTGTTAGCCGTTTTAGATAAGAAGGCGGCTTTAAATAAAAAAGAGGCAGATCAATGCCGGTCCGACCTAAAGAAATCAAAACCATGTGTCGCAGAACCTTCTAAGTGTCGCGGCGACGATTTTTCAAATGCGGTTTAAAGTGGTGGTAAAGGCACTGGCTGGAAGATCGAAAAACGTTGGTTTTCTGGGCCGTTTTGGGGATTGTATCCCACTATATCCGGTTTTATCCCATCATATCCCGGTTCATTCTCAGGTTAATCCTATGTGTCGTGTTACAGCTTGAAGGCAAGGTTCACAACAAGCAGAGGTAGCTGCGAAGGTGCAGAGAGGGGCATAGTCCCGAGCAAAATCCTAACCACAAAACCAAATCTAAACGCCGCTGAGTTAATCGCTTAGCGGCGTTTTTGCGTTTTGAATCCTGAGTATGTGTTTGAACCTACGAATAAAGTAGGTTCACCCGCCGGGCCTGCAATGCTTCGCATCGCGAAACAGCCTCAAGGACAGCAAAGCTAAATCCTAACAACGTTGCCCGGCCCCCCATAAACTGAGTCATTTTCACAGATTGTTTTCCGTGTAGATTATAAATGGAGGACGATTATTATGCGACAATTGAGGTGAATGCTAAGTCTGCCAGAACTTGTTTTAAATTGTCTTTTGCAAAACACACTGAGGCCACAATTAAATTGAGAGTATTTTATTTGGATGACGAGGCCGCTCTCTGTCAGATTTTTAGTGAGTTTTATGCGCCAGTATATATCAGCGTTGAAACATTCACAGATCCTGAGATTTCGGTTGAAGCCTGTAATAACGAAACTTCAGATGCCTTTTTTATTGATTATCGCCTTCCAGGTTATGCGGGAGATGAGGTGGCTAATGCAGTGCCATCAGAGATAAGAAAGATACTGGTGACAGGTGATCTGTCAGTTCCAGAATTGGATCAGTTCGAACTCGTTGTGAAGAAATCGTTTAACCTAAAAGCAGACCGCGAAATGCTGGGGGCATATCTCTGATCTGGCTGGGACAGATAAAAGTCTAACTAAATGTTCTTTTTTTGTTTATATATTACACATGAACTAACCTAAATGGTTTGGTTGGAGAACATTAAAAGAATAATTTGTTCATTTTCTATCAATTAGAGGATCATCTAATCAGCTTTAGGTGGGGAAAGTTATATGATTAAACTCTCATGCCTGCGTTTTTTTTTCTTAACGATCTTTTTGTCTGCTTCATTACTAACGTTTACAGTAAATAGCAAAGAAAAGTTTGTGGTCGTTGAGTCATATCCCTACACATTTATTAACGATAAGGGGCAACGGGATGGCTTTATGATTGAGTTTGTAGAAACTTTGGCGGTGGAATCTGGGGTAGAACTGAATCCTGTTGCATTACCCGCCCGCCGACTAGTACGCGCACTAGAAAAGGGCAGATTTAAGTATGCTTTGGCACTTGGAGGGCGAGCGGTTGTTGGGAGAACACGAATTTTAGCTGAAGGCCCTTGTGTTGAAAGCTTTCTATTGCAAAAAAAGGGTGAGGAAATTGGTGAAGGTTCACAGATAGGTGCTGTAAGAGGGATACTGTCTATACTTTTAAAACGCAAGTATCCGGAATTTAGGGTGTTAGAGGTTGGAGATCATAGAGGGTTGATGGAAATGTTCCTGAAGGGGCGATTGGATGGAATTGCAATTCTCTCTGGAGCTTACGGTATGATAAAACACGAACTTGAAAACACCAATAACTCAAAAGCGGTTGAGCTGATAAAGACCTTAGATGAGCCGATACTGATAGATCAAGCTCCCCTCCTATTAGTTGGTCCAGCAACCCATGTGGGCGGCGGCATATTAGAAAATAAGGTGAAAGTAGCATTCTCGGAAATGAAAAATAATATCAGATTCCAAGAACTGTATAAAAAATACCACCTGCCGCTCGACCGATGCGGTTGAACGTTGTGAATAGCCCCTAGTTTGTTAGACACCTTTATTCATCAAATTGTACTGTTCTTCGTATTTCACGGGTGACATGTGCATCTGATTGAAAGCCGTCCAGATAGCGGTTCTTCTCAATGGCATCGGAGAAGGCATCCGCAATGCTGTTCTCAAGATCTATAATGGTGCGAAGCTCCCATTCATCTTTTAGCTCTTTTTTGCCTCCCCCTTATTTAACGGGCGCTTGAGTTGTTCCTTACAGGACGTTTTTTTTACTATCGCGAATTTTGTAGGTTACCTGATCGCCGAAGCCTCGGATTTTTTCTGCTTTTCCTCCGTCGAGCATGAATTGATCTTTCAGAAAATCATAGACGTCCGCGTTGGTTGTTATCTCCATCGGTTCGGAGCATTCCTGTAAGCGAGATGCCAGGTTCACGGCGGGTCCGAAAATGTCATAAACGTATTTCTGAATGCCAACCACAGATCCGACGACCTGACCACTGGCAATACCGATGCGACACCGCCATTGGTTGGGGTGCCCCTGATTGCGCCGTTCCAGATATCGGATAAATCGAATGGCCGTGTTGGCAACCGCTTTTGCATGGTCCGGTGTTGGATCGGGAAGACCGGATACCGTAATATAGGCATCACCGATTGTCTTGATCCGCTCACATCCAAATTGTTCGCCAATTCGATCAAATGCGCTGTAGATGTCATTCAGCTCGCTGACCGTCACACTGGGATCTGCGGATGCTGCCATCTCGGTGAAGCCCACAAAATCGAGCATCAGAACGGATACAGGATCATATAACTTGGGTGTGACAACACCGAAGGTTTTGAATTCTTCATAGACAGAGCGGGGCATCATGTTGAGAAGAAGCTTTTCAACCTGTTCTTTTTCCCGTTTGATCTCGCGGGTATTTCGTTCGACCATGAGAGAATAACTGTCGATCATGGATTCAAGTTCACGAATACGGGAGATATTCTGGCAGACCGCAACAATCAGATCGTTGCCATCTTCGTTTGCAAGGGTCAAATCAATCGCGAACACCATCATGCGGCGTTTGCGTTTGTGACTGACTTCCGCTGTAAATCTTTTCTCTTCCCTTAATTTCTGAGCAAGTTCTGCGGTATTAAAATCGGGAAGGAGTAGTCCGAGCGTATTTTGCTCAGGCTGCGGCGAAAACCAGTCAACAAATGTATCGTTCATAAAGCGAAATTCGTGGGTTTTCGCGTCGAGAAGAGCTACTCCCACCCCGATGGCGCGGAGCAGCTGTTCGTTTATGGCTTCAATAGACATGGCCCTTATCCAACAATCAGGTGACGTTTTGTTTCAAGGGCTTTCATGACTTCGGCGTTATCGGCTTCGTCAAACCCGAATTCTCTCAGTGTGTCCGACAAAATGGTTTCTACAGTCGTATAGTGGGCGTCACTAATGGTTAAGTGGCTATGTAGTTTTTCCAATTGGACATCAGTATAGGAAGAGGGGCCCCCTAAAATGGAGGCAATGAATTTGGTCTGATGGTCAACCAGTTTAGGTATATCTACATCATCGAAGAATGGTCCAACGTCATCGTTATCCAATAGAACATCATAAAATCTTAAAACGATTTTACTGATGGCCGAAAAACCACCGTATTTTTCGAAAAGTGTTTGCCCAGACATGTGTTTTACTTCCCCAGATTTTGCCAATTTTCTCAGCATTAATAGAATATTAGACAAAAACGATAGAAACGACCACACAAACTTTTTGGATGTGTGGTGCTGATATTGTCTAAAGGTTTTGTAGATTTGTTCCTCGGTTCGCCGGGCGCGAGCATGCCGCTGTGCCCGGAAACCGGAATCCATATCTCGCTTTTCAAAGTAATCGGTGTTCCAGCTTTCTGAGTGATTAAGGTTATAAAACATGTTCTTTCTCCAAACTCATAAAGATGTTGTTTGCATGGACAATGATTTCGTCCGGTCCGAATGCCGTGATATTGGCCTCATGCGGCCCAGCGCAGTTCACGGACGCCAGTTGCCTGCTGGTATTCGATTTCTGCGAGATGATGTTCGATCCGAGGATTTACCCATTCTGCAGCTGTAACCGGAGCCATATGGCCCAAGCCTGGTAACATTGCGTACCGGGATTGCGGAATGCTGCGGGACAGGAGCTCGCATATTGACTGAGTGACAGCAGGTGACTCCATGCCGCTCATCAGCAGGGTTGGTATATGGAGGTATTCCAGATCCTGAACTGTCAAAGTCTCGTTAAATGCTTTTTCAAAATTCGCGAATACGGATGTCGCGAGTTTTATGAAATGCGTTTTGTGTTTTTCAGGGAGGGTGGACCAGAAACCTTCGCCATTCCAGAAATCGATGAATGCTGCCATTCCCTGTTCGGGTTTGCCGGTATTGATGGCACCGGCCAATTCTGAGGCGAGATACTGAAAGTGATTGAAGCTTTCAGTCTCGCGAATGCCACGGTCTTTTAACAGGGAGACCATCACTGGCTCGAAAAGTGTCAGGCTTTTAACGAGTGATGGGATCATTGTCGCGACTTTCAAGGCAACGGCGCCACCGTATGAATGGCCGATTAAATGAACCGGCTCGTCCAATCCCTGAATTAGTTGAATGATGCCCCGTGCGTCGCCCATGATGCCAACTTCGTTTGCGGGCGCGACTTCAGGACCGTAGCCTGGAAGATCTGGCGTATAGATTTGGTAACGCTGTTCAAGCGCACTGACCAACTCTTTCCATTGGCCGCCACAAGACGCTGAACTGTGTAGGGCAACAACTGGTGTGTGTTCATGTAAAATTGGTCTCATCAAATTTCTCCGCCATGCGCTTTGCTGTTGGTAAGAGATTTAGAGACCAGACGTTTCAGAAGTTTTTCCGCAAGGTAGGAGAATTGCTTCAATTGTTTATGAGGTAAAAATCATATAAAAGTGGTTTTTTTGTTGAAAAAGTTGGAGAATATCGCTGCACAGGGTGCACCGGCCCTGAAAATGCTGAAACAATTGAAACAATCAAAGCTAATTTAGATAACTGATTGAAACACTTCAGTGCTACTTCTGAAGCATGAGTAAAAAGAAGATGAAGCCAGTCATAGAACAAATGGCGCGCCCCGCAACGTCGATGGCGACTTTCGATAGGGACGGGCGGCTCCTTTTTTGTAGTGGCGATTTTGAGGATCTGGTTAGCAATGACGGGTCCCTCGCCACACAGGATCTTCTGTTGAGCGCTTTTCTTGATCAGGTATCGTATGCAGATCAACTGAAATTCGAAGCTACTGACTCTGAAATATCGCAATTCATTAAGCGCTGGTCACTTCCCAATACACCCCCAATTCAAATTATGACGGTTGACGAAAATTGGAAGCTGTTGTCCGCGGCCGTGTCTTCTGAGGAAAGTATCAGTTTTATCGCCACAGATTTTAACGATCAACATCAGCAACTCAATCATGGGAGACGGGTTCTCGCGGATGCGATTGAGGCCCTGTCTGAAGGCTTTGCCCTTTACGATGAAGAGGGTAATTTGGTCATGTGCAATAGTCAATATCGTGAAATGAATGCTGGGGTCTCTGATTTACTTGAACCTGGCATCAATTGGGAAATACTCATGCGCGAGTCAGCGCGGCGGGGTATTTATGCTGACGCCGTTGGAAGGGAAACGGAATGGGTCAGCGCTCGACTGAATAATGCCGAAGAATTCATTCAGGCATTTGAACTTAAACATACCGATGGCAAGGTTTTTTCGGTTTCTGTACATGCGACCAAACTGGGCGGTTTTGTGGTGACCCGGACAGATATAACAAGCCTGAAGGAAGCAGAAGTCTTAAAAGGCGAAGCGGATGAGCTTGTGAACAAAGTGCTTGAAGCCTGTCCGGCCAGTATTCTTATGTCGCGTATTGATGACGGTGGGATCATCTACCGGTCTCCTGCAGCGCGCGACATGTTTGGTATGACCAAATCAACGCGGGAACATTTCATGGAAGCGGCAAGTCATGCTGATTTTTTGACTGACTTGTTGCCGTTTGGTGCGATTGAGGATTTTAGGGTGGATTGCGTTGCTGAAGACGGCACAAGTTTTCCGGCGTCAGTATCCGCAAGGCTGATTGAATATCGCGGCGATGATGTGATCGTTTCAAGTACGGTTGATTTATCGGATCTTGTTGAAGCACAGGCAGAGATTTCGCGGGCAGCAGAGCGATTGACGGATGCTGTACAGAGCCTTGACGAGGGGTTTGCCCTGTTTGATAAGGACCAGCGACTGGTTACCTGTAATGAGCTGTATCTAAAATCAAATCATGCGTTTAGCGACATCATTGTACCAGGCGTTCACTATGATGAAATTTTGACCCGAAGCCCCGTTCGCCCGGAAGATCCGAATTTGCAGGAATATCGCGATACCATTCGCCTGCGCAAAGAGGGTATTCCCGCCCGGGGACGATGGGAAATCAAAGAAGAAGATGGTGCCTGGTACTCAACGTCAAACAGCCCTACCTCTGAGGGAGGATTTGTCATTACCCGGCTTGATGTATCCCTTCAAAAACAGATGGAAGAAGAGCAACGGGCAGCAGACGAGATTCTAAGGCGTGTTTTAGAGGCGTGCCCTGTTCCGATATTGATGTCGCGGGTATCAGATGGAAAACTGCTATTTAAAAGTCCGGAAACAACCGCATTACTTGGAAATATCAGTTATTCCCCTGAAGCATTTTTAGATCTGGAGGCATTGGAGAAATATCGCCTTAAATTGTTGAAATCCAGACAACTCAAAAACCATCGCTTTCAAATGAAGAATGCAGCTGGGGAGGCATTCGGGGCCTCAGTTTCATGCCGGGTTATTGATTTCAAGGGTGAGGAAGTGATTGTTTCTAATATTCGGGACCTCACCGATGAACTGGCATTAGAGCAGGAGCTTTCAACACAGAGAGATATTTTATTTCAGAGTGAAAAAATGTCCGCTCTGGGCGAACTTCTGGCAGGGGTTGCCCATGAACTGAATAACCCGCTCTCTATTATTGTCGGTCATGCTCTGATGTTGCAGGAAGAGTTATCGGATACTGCAAGCAGCCGGCGCGTAGCGACGATCAGTACAGCGGCTCAACGATGCGCTAAAATCATAAAAACTTTTCTTGCGATGGCCCGTCAAAAACCAGCCGATATGCAGAAGGTTGATATGAACCTTGTCGTCGAGACAGCGGTAGACGTAACCAATTATTCCGTGACTCAGGGTAAGGTGCAGATAAAAGTAAACTTACAAGACGGACTGCCTGTTGTCCTTGCTGATATTGATCAGATTACGCAAGTCATCGTAAATTTGATCATAAACGCCGAACAAGCTTTGAGCGCCAATGACGGCGGCACGATTTCTATTTCTTCCGGGTATGATGCGAAACGAAAAGACGTTTTCGTCATTGTCGCCGATAATGGTCCCGGAATTCAGGAGAAACTCCGCGCCCGAATTTTTGAGCCATTTTTCACAACAAAAGAAGTCGGGCAGGGAACGGGGATTGGTCTTGCGATTTGCCATCGTATCATGGAGTCACATGGCGGGCGTATTTTCGTTGACTCGGTTTTGGGAGAGGGCACTAAATTTGTTGTTCGCCTGCCGGTAAAAAGGATTGAAGAACCAGATTTAGTGGATCCCGAGCCAACCGAGACCGCGTCATTAAATCAACGCGTTCTGGTGGTCGATGATGAACGGGACGTGGCGGATCTTTTGAAAGAAATGCTCGAGCGAGATGGCTTTGAAGTACACGCGGCCTTTAACGGTGTCGAAGCGTTAGAGTGTTTGCGCCAAGAAGAATATGCTTTGGTGCTGAGTGATTTAAATATGCCGGGCCTCGACGGAAAAGGCTTGTTTGAAGCAACAAAAAAAGAACGGCCAGAGGTTGTTCGTAAAATCGGATTTATTACTGGCGATACGTTGAGTAAGGAAGCGGAACGATTTCTGGAGAATTCCGGGCGTCCCTATCTTGAGAAACCGGTCGGGCCTGTTGAACTGAGAAGGCTGGTTTCCAGTATGTTGGAGGTTGAAGCGAATGAACAGGGATAAATCCAAAATCCTTGTCTGTGATGACGAGGTGGATGTACGGGAGATGCTCAAGGAGTATCTTGAAAAAAGGGGTTTTGAAGTGTTTGAAGCAAGCGACGCTCAATCGCTTCGCGACACATTGTCTGAGACGCAAATCGACTTAATCCTGCTGGATATTAATATGCCCGGTGAAGATGGATTGTCAGTTCTTCGGACGTTGCGGGATGAAAAAGATATTTTTGTCGTGATGTTGACTGCGGCCGGGGATGTCGTCGACCGGATCATCGGTCTGGAAATGGGCGCTGACGATTATCTGAGTAAACCTGTTGATCTGCGCGAGTTGGAGGCCCGCTTGAAGGCGGTGCTGCGCCGCAAGGAAAAAAACCAACCTCAGGAAAGTCTCTCGGCGACACAGGAGGTTGCTGGTCGTATCAGTTTTGGCCGCTGTACGCTGGATATTAGTGGCGCAAAACTTTTTGATGAAAATGAAACAGAGGTTCCGATAACGGCCATGGAATTCAGTTTGCTGAAAGTGTTTGCTGAAAACCCAAAAAGGGTTCTTAACCGGGATCAGATTTTGGAACAGGCCCATGATCGCGGATGGGACCCATTTGATCGGAGTGTTGATATTCGGGTGTCGCGCCTCCGCCGAAAAATTGAGCCAATACCTGATAAGCCTCAGGTGCTTAAGACAATTCGGGGCATTGGATATATGTTTGAACCTTCTTCCTGATGGTCGGTCAGCCCATGCAGCGATATCTCGCTTAAGGGGAAGACTTAGACCGTGACACCAATGAGGACGGGAGCGGTTACTCTTCCTCCCTCACTCGCGAAAAACGCCTCTATTCAAAATTGATCACTTTATACCCGCAGAGCAATAACGCTGTTTGTGGATATTTATCAGGTGAATATTGATAATTTCAGCGTTGCTCGCATGTCGTAAGCCGTAACGCTTTCTCCGTGTAGCAGGTGCAATAAAGCGTTGCCTTTTCCTTGTTTGAGCCTTCCACCTTTTCTACTCAGTCAGCCCACGTATTCTAGCAATAGCTGCCGGGGCAATCTGTAGTGATCGTGATGGGCTGGTTTTTGAAGAAGGCTTTTTCCCTCTGTGAATTCACCGTCCATACATTGATCGCCTTTCCTTTTGCCAGCCATTTTTCAATAAAAGCGCTATCCGCAATATCGACTGACGGCTCGATAATACCAGCTCCTAAATAGTCGACGAAACTGTCACGGCGAATGATGAATTCGATGAACTTGTGATAGGGCGGATGGCGTTTAATGGCTAAAGCGGTCACGATCTTTGGGTTTTCGGAACGCAGATAATATAAGAAACGGGGATCAAACGAAGAAACAAAAGCTTGTTTTTCCAGTTTGTATTTCTCAAAGAGCTGCGCAACCTTGACGGATGCCTCATATTTTCTTTCAATTTCAGTCTTCATTTCGATTTCCAGCTTTAAATCGAGTTCCTGGATCAATTGAATGACTTCTTCGAGAGACGGAATGGAGGCGTCTGATTGCCCCTTGAGGCGTAGCTTGGAAAGTTCAGCGAATGTATGATCGGCAACAAGGCCATTTCCATTCGTGGTGCGGTCAAGTGTGGGATCATGCATCGCGACCAGAACGCCATCAGAGGACATCATTACGTCAACTTCGACTGCATTGGCATTCAGCTTTTTTGCCCCTGTGATCGCCGGTAGTGAGTTTTCTGGAAAATTTATTCCATCGCCCCGATGGGCTATTGTCAGTTGGGAAAAGCCTGTTGCGTCCGGACTACTGGGCAAGGCCGTCAGATAGAGGGTGGCAATCGCAAGGATTGTCAGGGCGACGTAAAACATCACCAGCTTAAATAACCAATCCATGATGCCTCCTAGATCAAACCCAAAGCGGTTGCGGAAACCCCTAGAACCACATGGAGGGCAAAAACGCCGACGAGGGTCTTATGCCGGTAATACAAATATCCGAATAACAGGCTTACCAAGAAGGTGAAGACCGCAGCTTTAATCGAAAGATGCAGGTGTAAAATTCCAAAAAGCAGACTGGTGATTATAATCGGTTTCATAAAATGCGCTTCTGGCATAAACCGCTGAAGCGATCCTTGGCCGACCCCTCGCGCTATGAACTCCTGTATCGCAGAATGAGGGACATACGTAATAATGTGAACGGCCAATTGCACACTGCTGAAGGCCTTCAGGGTGTCCCAGCTGAAAACAGGCTGGTCGGGAGGTGAGTTGTAGATTTTGAAGAGA